CCTTGGAGATGCTGAGGTTGATTATGACTCTATGCCTGATTATCAAGATATGCCTCAGGAGTATTGGGATTCTATTCCAGAAGTAGATACTGATGCTTCCCAACAGGTATATGGTACTCCTCTTGATACTTCAGCTCCTAAGGCTGATGATGTAACAGCTATTCAGCCTAATACAGAGTATAAGGATGAGAATGGTGATAGTATTTGTGGTGCTCCAACATTATATAGTTTATAAGATATGGCAAGAAGTTGTGCAATTATTCCAAAGGTAAGAAATAGAAATGGTCAGGTAGTGGACAGCAAGTTATTTAAGGACTTGCTGTCCTTCACTTCAAACAATAGAAGTGAGGCTACAAGATTGTATCTTATCACAAAAGCTGACTCTTTTATAAGAGATTGGAATCCAAGGCTAACATTAGATGAAAACAATGAGCCTACATTGAGGAGTTTGCTAAAGCAGACTAATCTCAGTAAAGTCATTCCAGAAACTAAGGTACTTGAGAGACTTAATAGGGAGATTGGGTACTATAAGAAAGGAATGGATAGACCAGCTCTATGGGTAAACAATGATGAGAATTATCAGAAGTTGAAACAAAGGGCTATAGCCTTTAATCAGAACTCAGAGTATAGAGATGATTATGTGGCTAATATAGTTAAGATTCAAGACAGTGAATCTCCAAGAGTATTCATTGGAGTAAAGGTTGAGAAAAGAAACAGGCTTAACTCTATTAATGCAGATAAGATGGAATACAATGAAAACCTTAATAATAGGTTGAGGGGTATTCTTGAGTCTCATGGAATAGGGATAGGTGCTTTGACTGACCTTGAAAAGAGAATGGGTGTTCATGGTGTGACTGATTTTGATGTTGCAAGAAATGCAGCAAATGGTCTTGTTGAAATGATTAGGCTTGCTAATGGTATTCAAGGTGAAAGAGCACTTCCTGAGGAATTTGCACACTTTGCCATTGAAGCTATGGGAGATAATCCACTTATCACAAGACTTATCAATAATATATCTTCCAATGGACTGGCAAGAGAAATTATAGGTGAGGACTATGATACCTATGATACTCTATATCATAGTGATGATACTAAGTTGGCAAAAGAAGCTGCGGGTAAACTACTTGCAAAGCATCTTCTTCAAGGTGAGAATATCCCATCTGCTCCTTATAAGAATCTACTGCAAAGAGTAATCCAAGCAGTTAAGAGTTTCTTTAAGAATATTAGTGCAAGTCCTATACAAAGAGCCATGAAGGAGGCTGACAAGAACTTTGGTTCTTTAGCACAGCAAATACTTAATGGCAGCATGGATGAGGCTATTGATGTTAGCAATATAGCTTCAAATGGGGTATTTTACAGTACCTCAGAGAGAGTGGCAAGAGATAAGAAGTTACTTCAAGGAATCATTGAGAATGAGTTGAAGAGATTGAAGATTTATGAAAAGAGAAATCCTAATAGCCAATTCAGTGCTAACCAAAGATTACTCATTGATAGATTGGATATTGAATTAGCTGATAACAATGAGATTGAGGGTATTTATACTTTTGTAGAGAATGCTCTTGAGGAATTGACTAAGGTAAGTGACAGACTTACTATGCTACAGAATACTCCTGCTACTAATGTTAATGAGAGAGCCAGAGTACTAAGAGATGTTAGGAATTACTTGTATAGCTACAAGCATATTACTGATGACATTAGAAAGGCTCTTATTGATGAAGAGAAGTATGCAGACAATAGATATGGTCAAAGGGTAAGGGTAGTATTGGACAATACAACTACATTACTTGGAGACTTGTTTGTAAGGTACAATGAAGTATCAATGCCTCTCTTTGTTGATTTCATTAAACCTTTTGTAGGAGAGAGCATAACTGCTCCTTTTGGCAAGTTCAAAGGTAAGACTATGACTGCTGAAGACTTGGTTAAGGTAGCTGACAAGGACATATCTTTCTTTGATAGGTGGCTTGATTCTATGGCAGATTCTTCAGATTATATGCTGAAAGTTATGGACCAAGCTGTCAAGAAGAGTAAAGAAAATGCAAGGTTGGAAACTATCAATGTTATGAAGGAGCTTCAAGCTGCTACCATTAAGTTAGAGCAAGCTGGAGTTAAGAACACTGATTGGATGTTTGAAAGAGACAGTAAAGGTAATCTTACAGGTAATTATATCTCTGAAATTAACCAAGGTCTATTCAAAGAGGAAGTCAGGGAAATGTTCAAGTCTCTCAATGAAAAGTATGGTAAGAATCCTGTAGGAGATAATGCAGAGAAGTACAGAAAGGAGAGACAAGCTTGGTTTGATGCTAATATGGAGATAGTCAATGGAAAGAAGCAACCTAAAGTATCAATCTATGGCAATAAGGCTTATCAGAACTTGAATCCTGCCCAGAAAGAGTACTACAACAAGGTTATGGAGATAAAAGCTAAGCTGGATTCATACCTTCCTGACAAGTACACTACCTTAACTAATGCAGTTAAAATCAGAAAGGACTTACTTGAAAGAGTAAAGGCATCTGATGGTGTAAAGTCAGGTAGTACGCAAGTATGGGAAGCTGTTAAAGACCAATTTATTAGAAGGACAGATGACACTGAGTTTGGAGATAGGGCTACAGTAAAGGACTTTGAAGGTAAAGAGGTACAAGTACTTCCTATCTACTATACTAAGATGAAAGAGGGTGAAAGTCCTAATGACCTATCTACTGATATAGTATCTACTCTCACAGCTTATGCAGCTATGGCTAATGACTTCAATGAAATGAATAAAGTAATTGATGTTCTTGAGCTTGGTAGGGATATGCTAAAGGAGAGGGAAATTATACAGACAAGAGGTGGTAAACCATTGGTTGAGAAGTTTAAGTCTGTAGGTAGAAGAGTAGAATCTACTCTCACTAAGTCTGGTGATGAAACAAGATTTATGCAGAGACTAAATGACTTCTTTGAGATGCAGGTCTATGGTAGATACATGGCTGATGAAGGCACATTTGGTAATACTAAAATTGATAAAGGAAAGGTGGCTAACTTTGTTAATAGGATGACTTCTCTTAATACATTAGCTGTCAATGTACTATCAGGTATTTCCAATGTGGCTACTGGTGGAGTTATGATGAGGATTGAATCTTTCTCTGGAGAGTTCTTTAATGAATCTAATACTCTAAGGGCTGACAGGAACTATGGTCAAGCATTACCTGAGTTCCTTGCAGAGATTGGTAATAGAGTCAAGACAAGTAAACTTGCCTTATGGGATGAATTATTCAATGTATTGCAGGAATATGAAACTGATGTTAGAGAGGTAAACTTTGATAGAAAGACTTGGTTCAGTAGAATGTTTGGTGCTTCTGCCTTGTTCCTTATGAATAATGCTGGTGAGCATTGGATGCAGAATAGAACTTCATTGGCACTTGCAGATGCTTATAAGATGAAGGCTCCTGATGGGAAGATTACATCTTTGTGGGATGCTATGGAAGTGGTTCCTATTGATAAGAATAACAAGAAATTAGGTGCTAAGTTACAGCTAAAGCAAGGTTATACTAAGGAGGATGGGTCTGCATTTACAAGAGATGATATTATAGCATTCAGTAGAAAGTCTGCTGCTATAAATCAGAGAATGCACGGTATTTATAATAAGGCTGACAGAAGTGCAGTACAAAGGTTAGCTGTAGGTAGAATGGGTGTTATGTTTAGAAAGTGGGTGAAACCCTCACTTAATAGGAGGTTCAAATCAGCATCCTACAATATGGACTTACAGGCTTGGACTGAAGGATATTATGTGACAACTGGAAGATTTCTCTTACAGTTAGCAAGAGAATTAAGGAAATCACAATTTGATATTGCTTCAGATTGGAAGAATCTTTCAAGGACTGAAAAGGCTAATATTAAAAGGGCTGTAACAGAAGTTGCCCATTACTTAGCTATAGTGACAGTACTTGGATTGATTGACTGGGATGATAAGGATAACAGACCTTGGCTTACTAAGATGGTTGAATATCAACTTAGGAGATTAAAGACTGAAACTGGTGTACTTATCCCAGGAAAACCTATGGTAGATGAAGGATTGAAGATTATGAAGTCTCCAGCAGCAGCTATTCAGACTATTCAATCTACACTTGATTTGATAGGATTGATAAATCCTATGAACTATGAGGTGTTTGCAGGAGAGGATGCTTTACTCCAATCAGGTCAATTTGAAGGCAAGAGTAAGGCATATAGGCTACTTATGAAGAGTCCATTAATGCCTATGAGGAGTACAATCACAAGAGGTATAGACCCTGAATTGGCAATACCTTACTTCAAACAATAAGAGAAAGAGGGGAGAAATCTCCTCTTTTTTTTTTTATTCACTATAAATAATTTATTTATCCACTTGCATATTAGTGGATTTATTTGTATCTTTGCAGTGAACAATAAAAACATATAATATGGAAGAAATTTGGAAAGACATTCCCAATTATGAGGGAATTTATAAAGTGAGTAATTTAGGAAGAATTAAATCTATTGGAAGAAGGGGAAAAGGGTGTAGTATTGAAGATATTATACTGAAACCATCTCTTAACAAAGATGGGTATGAATTAGTTAATCTGAAAGATTCTAATCATACAGCCAAGTGGTTTACAGTTCACAGATTAGTGGCAATGTGTTTCATACCTAATCCTAATAATTATGAGGAAGTAAACCATAAAGATGAGGTTAAGAATAACAATGTTGTGTCTAACCTTGAATGGTGTACAAGAAAATATAATGTTGGATATGGGACTGTCAGAGAAAGACAGTCTAATAATAAGAAAGGACAATCTAATGACTGGCTTAATAAGCCTATCATGCAATATAGTTTGGATGGAGAATTTATTGCTGAATATGATTCTACCACTCAAGCAGCCAAGGTATTATCCCAAACCTTAAATAAAGATTGGGAAAAGATAAAGAAGGCAATTAATAACCAGCTAAGGAAATACCCTGATGGTAAATCCTGTGGCTATAAATGGAGGTATAAAAATGTGTGAATTAGCAGCAACAGTTATTTGTGCAGGAATCTTTTGGTTCTTATTTAATCCTAACAATGCAAACAAGACATAAAAAGATGGGGGAGTGAGTAGATTAAGCTCTACTCCTCCCCTTATTTTTTTTTTATTCAAAATTTGCTACCCTGCAAAAACTTTTGTATCTTTGCAGAAAATTTATATGATATGGAAAATTGGAAATTAATAGATGAAAATTCTAAGTATGAAGTGAATAATGAAGGACAAGTGAGGAATGTAAAAACAGGAAGATTACTAAAGCCATTCCTTAGTCATAATAGGTATCTAAAAGTAAGTTTAGGAGGTAAAAATAGGATGATACATAGACTTGTGGCATTAGCTTTTCTTCCTAATCCCAATAATTATCCTTTTATAAACCATAAAGATGAAGATAAGGAGAACAATAGTGTAGAAAATTTAGAATGGTGTACCGCTAAATATAATATAAATTATGGAGATAGAACTGCAAAATTTGTAGAGACCATAAATACTAAGAGAAAAATTAGACCTTATTTATATAGACCTGTATTACAGTACTCTCTTGATGGTGAATTTATACAAGAGTTTCCATCTATAAAAGCTGCTGCACAAGCTATAAATGCTAAAAATGACTCTGGAATTGGGCTATGCTGTAGAGGGAAATATAAATATGCTATGGGATATATTTGGAGGTATAAAAATAGGGCAAGGTAACAACCCTGCCCTAATAAAAAATTTCACCCTACTGATTAAAAGGCTATACACTTAATAGCTTGGTCTCTCTCCTTTTGAGAGATTGAATCAAACTTCTCTGCTGTCCAACCTTTCTTCAATAAATTCTCTTGCATAGAATCACTTAAAGTATTAAATGATGTAGTAGTTGAAGTAGTACCTCTCAATTCACTGATGGTAGGAACTTTGAATGTACTATCTGCATACTTACCCTCATTAATTCTTCTATAGTAGTCTATCAAGGAAGGTCTAAAGTTATTCCAGTTAGTAACCTTAGCAAAGAGTTCCTTGAAGAAATCAAGTATTCTCTTACCTAAGCCCCTATTCTGTCTTGTCATTACATACTCTCTGAATCCTTCTGCCATATCTTCCTCAAGAGAGAGATTATCTTTCTCACCATATAACTTTCTTGCTTCATCATATAATGCCTGTCTCTCATTATTGTCAAGAAGGAGATTAAATACAGCATGAAATGCTTCATGGTATGCAGTACCTTCAGCAGCTATGTCAGACAATGTGATTACACCTTTATCAAATTGACCCCAAGCTAAGGCACCTTGTCTGCCTACTTTAATAAGACCTTTTACTACTTGTACTTTATCATTCTCACTTAATTGAGGTAGCACTCTACTAATCCAATTAAGCTCCTTTTCCTGATTCCATACTGGAGCCTCTGTGTCATCTACTCTTCTTAGGGTAAATTCATCCTCAAACTCTTCATCATGGTCATTAATTGCCTGTTCCTTTTGGGCAGTATAGGCAGCACCTGTCTGGGTATTACCTTGATTAATAGTTGCAGGAGTTTCCACAGTAGTAATAGGAGTAGCACTTACAGTAGGTACTGCATCAGGGTCAAACAATATAGTCTTTTCTGATGCTAATTCCTTAACTTTCTGAGGCTTAGCTTCAAGTCCTTTCCTAATTGCATCCTCAACTTGTGATTGGGTCATACCCCCCTGCACAGGGTTATTCTTCAAGAATAAGAATGTCTTGCCATTAGGGAATACTGCATAGTAACTATTTGAAGCTACATGAGCTGCATCTTTACCAAATCCACTCGTAATATTAGGAACTTTAGTTAAGTGAACCTCTATTTCATCAATTACAGTAATAGGAGTTACATAACCCTTATGCAATTTGCCATCTAACTCAAAGTAACCTACTCTCTCATCTGCATTATTCATACTATGCTCTGGAGTTAAATCCTCAATAGGATTTTGTGTCTCCAATGAGGTCTCAAAGATAGGCAATACTTGCTGTTTTTGTGCTAGAGTAGCTGGTGCTTTAGTAGGTTTATCCACTTTAACACTGCTTACTAATGGTACATTTACAGCAGGATTATAAGTGATAGGAATACCTTTCTCATTCTGAACTCCTGATACTTTCTCCTTCTCATAGTTTAATACAAATGGCATTACAGCTAACTTAGTAACTGGTACACCATACTGAGATTCAAATAAGTTCTTGTAAGCAGAAAGTTGTAAAGTATAGTAATCCTTTGCACTCATTCTCTGAGTAGCAGATGGAGTAGTAAAGTAATTAACCTTATGACCATATCTATCTGTAAAGTCATAGAAGCTGTATCTACTTGTCTTTACATCATAGATTCTAAAGTTACCATCCTTATCAACAGAGAGAATATCAACCTCTCCTGCAACTCTTGTACCATCAGGATATTTCTGGAACAATACAATGTTATCTGCAAGGAATCTTTCTCCCATTTGCTCCATATTTGATTTAACCCTGTTAAGAGTAGTAATCAAATCTATGAAAGCACTCTCTGACATATTAGATGGTTTCACTATCTTAGATACATCTCTTACAGTGAAGTATTGTCTGATTACACTATCCACTGCTGTGCCAGCATTAAGTGCTCTTGTAGAGTTAGTACCTGACATTAAGTCTCTAACTACATTTACAATAGCATCTCTGCTTTTAGCATCAGTCTTGCCTTTGTATCCAGATAAATCCAACTTATACTTGTTCCCAAGATAAGCTAAGTAATTGTCATATTGAGTTGGAGTATCAACAAGTTGTGATAGCTTAGTCCTTATCTGTGTTAGAGCTTCTGTTTGTTTAGGAGATTCTACCCAGTTAGAACCTAATCTACTATGCACTCTACTATATTGGTGATATTCACCATCATCTTCAAGTACATAGTAAAACTCACCATCAGTTCTTGTTTTATCTACCCTCTTTTGGTTCTCATATATTTCACTGATAACCTCCTTAGACTTGGCAACTCTATCTTCTCTTTCTTTCTTCCTACCTGCAATAGTATCCTTAACATCTTGTGCCTCTTGACCACTGAGATATGTCTGCTTGCTTCTATCAAGTACTTTACCATCAGGAGTAAGAACCTTGTTATCTACCATCATTGATGATGTTGTAGCATCCCCGAAGTTATCTTGTGCCCAAGCTAAGTCAAACAATATTCTATTACTGTCAGTAACTTCTACAGTCCTGCCTTGGTCATCTCTGATAGTGTTTGTCTTTAAGTCTACATAGTATGGCTTATTTGAGAATACAGATACTATTCTTGTACCTGCAATAGCACCTTCAGTACCTCCTACAGGAGTTTCTACTTTCCTCTTAGGTTGAGGAGCTACAGAAGCTGGACTTATAGCCTGATGTAAGTTACCTTCATTATCAAAGTAATCAGTTGTAAACCAATTACTTCTTACTGAAGCCTCAGTAATATTTGAAGTAAGGATATTAGAGTTTATCAATCTATTGTTGTATGCACCTTCATTTATTCTCCTTGTGCTGACCTGCAAAGGAAGATTAAACTTAATAAGGTGTCCAAGTATTTCATTGTATATATCCTCAGGATTCTTAGGAGTACCTAATGCACTTGTATCTCCTAAATCTTCAAGAGCAGTTACATCAAAGTTTATACCATTGATTTCTGCACTCTTACTACTTGTAGAGAAATATACATCATATTTATCCTCCTTGATTTGCTCCTTTCCATTAATGATTACCTTCTCATAAGTACCATCTGGCTTTCTTACCTTCTTACTGATAACAATACCATCACCTGCCCTACTACTAAACCAAGTAACCATAATATCCTGCATATACAAGTCTTGTGCCAAGTCTTGCATGGCAGCAGACACATCATCCTGTGATGTAGCAGTTGATAACTTAGTAATGGCATTCTTTATATCTTCTCCAACAGGAGTAGAACTTACTGAACTGTCATTTAGGTTGAACTCCTCATTATTGAAGTGCTTAACCCTTACAGCAGCAGGAGAATACTTACCAGCTCCATTAGGTATAAGCAGATATAATCTACCTTCCTTTTGGCTCATATCCACTGGCTTGATAATAAGACTATCATCAACCTTACCATTAGTGGTAAGAACACCATTCTTTATAATACCAAAGACAGGTTTTCTATCAGTTGAAGATACATTAGGTATTTCAGACAAACTCCTTTCAGTATTACCATAAGGAACTCTACCTACCATTACCTTAGATACCTTTGTAACAGGTGTGGCAATGAACTTACCAGTCTTATTCTGCCTATTAGCATACTCACCTCTTATCTTCTCTTCAAGACCCTTCAAACCCTCATACCTTGAAACACTATAATCAGACTCATCCAAACTACCTACTACTTGGTTGTTTCTTTTGTCTACAATGAAGATTGTACTCTCATTATAGTCTGGGTCAATCATAAAGCCAAGTTCATCACCTGCCTTTAAGTTACCCTCATTTACATATCTGAATGCTCCTTGGTCTCTTAGATAACCATAAATGCCAGAGAAGTCTACATTCTTTTCTCTCTCACTTACTACAATATCAAATGGTCTAAAGTCTCCTTCCTTACTTGCCTCTATGTGCAGTTCAGGTATAGCAGGTCTATAGAATTGATTAAGAGTATCTCTACTTGGTCTTTGTGGAGTTTCTACCCTCTCATTGGCTTTCTTATTCTCCTCATTAACCATCTCAGCGGTTATATTACCTACAGGTAATTCTGTTGCAGGAAAGTTCCTACTACTTGTTACAGTAGGAATTGTAGATGTGCCACTATCTCCTGTAGTGGTTCTATCATCACCTCTTACAGTTCCCTCTCTTTTTTCTGCAGGCTTCTTATATTCAGGTGAGAATCTATCCTTGAATCTATTGTCATTGTTTACTTGAAACATTGCATTCTGCAAAGCATATTGAGCTTCTTGGAATCTTGTTGCAGATAACTCAACATCACCCTCAGAATCCTCATCAAAGGCATTCTCATTATTGATATAGACTGAGTTAGGGTTAGCCAACTGTTCAAGATCTTTGGAGTTATTGAACTGGTCTTGAAGAAGCTTTATTGCATCCTGTTTAGTTTGTACATCTGCATCTGAAGAATTGATAGCTAGCCTTACTTCATTATTATATTGTGAAGTTTCTCTATAGTTCTTAGCCATTTCATTTCCTTCATTCTCTAAAGATTCCAAAATACCATTTACATTTCCTGTATCATCTTGAGAATCTATAATGCCTCTAAACTCTTGTAGATTTGTGGCAGAGTTCAATAAATTCTTTAAATCTTTAGATTTCTTCTCTACTTCTTGTTGTATAGATTGCTTATCTGCCTCTATATGATTCTCTATCTGCTTTTTAGGATTTCCAAGGTATTCTTTTAATTTTGCGTTATATACTTTTGAAGCATTCCCTAACCTAACAATATCATTAAATTTGGTTATAATATTTTGTTTTTCATCCGCATTAAGTGTAATGTCATCAACTTCATTAATCTCTTTAATAAGCCCATCTACAAGCTTAGGTCTATTAGCTAATATATATGCAAGTGATTTATCATCTTGATTCATAACTATATTAAGGGCACTAATAGTTTCTTCAATAGCTCTTATATTCTTATCTGATTGTAAATATTCCTTAGATAAATTAGCATGTGCTTGGCCCTCATAGCTTCTTATTGCTTGATTAAATCTAAGTATTGCAGATAAATTTCCTATAACATTATCAATAGAAGATCTAATATCTTTTGACATCTCAACTGCTCTGTCAGACCAATTATCTATTTGGGATTTCATCCATGTAAGCTCCTCAAGTTGGTCATCAGATAATTGCTGTCCAGTTATAATATCAAGCTCATCTCTTATAGTTTGGTATTGCTTAATTGTATTAAGCATATCATCCTTATTCTGAGTGAGTTTTTCAATCATCTCCTGCTTACTCTCTTCATTCCCAAAATTGACTGATATAGTGCCATCGGCATTTTTTATGGCATATTGAGCAAATGGTCCCACTAAATCTCCTTTATCTGTTATAGCAGTTGTATTCTCCACTATAGCAATTAAGTTCTCATCTGAAATGTCATAAGTAGAAGAGATTAATGTCTTAAGGTCTTCTGTCCTACCTGCATTATCAAACATTGCAATATCAGAGACTAACTGGGCATGTTCTGCATTTTTAAAGTCAAATTCATCACCTTGCTCAGCAGCCTGGTTCATATCATTTTGATACTTATTATGTCTAATAAGGCCTTGATAATAATTTCTAAATTCAGGAGAATTTACTCTATTATTTATGTAATCAGCAATATTTCGTTCCCTTGCTATTTTCTCTCTATATTCTCTCCATTTATTTATGGAACCCCCTTCAATAGTAATAGGAGACTGTAATGAGCCAGACTCATTCTTGATTCCTCTAAATCTTGGCATACCTAATGCACCTGTCAAAGAACCAATAAAGAACTCTTCCCATGCTGACCCATCATTTACTGTCTCATTGATTCCTTTAGCAAAGGACTTAACCCATGATAATGTTTCTTGTGCGGCTTCTGGGTTAACCTTTGCTTTGTAGAAATTATTTACGTCAGTAGAGTAGAAATCACCTGATATTCTACTTGCAGCACTTTGTAAGATCTCTTCACTACCTTCAGACAGTGCACCTCCTGTAATAGCTACAGCAGTACCTAACTTTGTAGTCCCTGCTGTATATTTCCCAGACTTTTCTACTATATTAGTTGCTTTCCTTGCTGTCTTGAAGCCATTGGCATATAATTTACCAAACTGTATAATATTTGACGCAGTAAGGATAGGTAGGTTCATGAGCATATCTGCATTACCCATTTTTATCCTATCCTCATTTATTTTACTCAGTACCTCATTATATGTATTAAGCTGTCCTAGAGTTAAATTAGAAGTATTATTATCTATTACACCAAACTGATCATCTAGCTTAGCTTTATGTAGGTCGAACCAATCTGTAGAGTTATTCAGAGCTTCAATCCTTCCTTCATTAACTGCTGATATAGTGGCACCTACAGCAGAAGTAGCAATAGATGGGAATTGTGAGGCATCTTTTACTATCCTCATGGTTTTAGCTAAATTAGAGGCCTTTTGAGTTAATTTAGGGGCTGCCCTTAATGCTCCTTTAATTCCAGCAGAGGCGACACCTCCACTATAGAAAGCACCAACTGTAAAGCCAAGATTTTTAATAAATTTATCACCCAGAAAATTTGAGGTAAGAATATTTTTAGTCCAAGGTTGTTCTCGCTCAGCATCTGTATAATAATTAGGCAATGCTTCCTCTGACCATTTGTTAACAGATTGCATAGCTCTGGAGAAATCATTATCCCAAAGACCAGATCTAAATCCAGTGTTAGGATCTCCATCTACCAAATTATATACTCCTTGCCCAGCACCAAGTACTAAACCTATGGTACCATCAAGAAAAGTTGTACCTGCAAGAATAGCACCCTTAGCCAACCCTGCTCCTATTTGTGCATACCATGGTTGTAGCTCTCCCCTTGTATTAGCTAAATTATCAAGCTGTGATGCAGATGTGATATATTTATCATACCTACTATCATTAATCCCGACAAAACCTATATCCTGTTTTGGTGTAGTAGCTTGATTGATTGCCTCCATTGTGCCTCTATAGTCATCAGGAAGAGTAAGGATAGAGGTATCAATGTTAATGCCCTTCTCTTTCAATCTATTAATACCTTCCAAACCCTTTAAGCCCGTAACTCCATTTACAGAAGGGTCTTGTATTTGTTGATCATCTAATACTGCCATAATTATCTTTATTTACTAGATGTATTGCTTTGTCTCTTTTCAAGAGTGTTAAATCTATTATATATGAACTCCATTAGACCAGGATGGTGAATTCCATTTTCATCATCATATCCATTTATGAATAAAGTAGCTACTTCAGGCTCTCCGTTATCTAATGCTATTCTGATGTTTTCTTGGAATTTCTTAACAGTTCTATTAGAATCGTCTAATAATTCAGTATCAATAACTGCTGATCTTACCTTACCCTTATTATCAAGGGAAGTAATAATAAATCCCAAATCAGGATCAAATTCTATATTAGCATCTGGTGTGAAATACTTATCTAAATCTTCAGTATCTATCTCATTCCCTATTACCCCATCCTCAAGCTCTGATAAGCCAGAATTATTAGATCTTCTATAGCGTGATAATGAATTTTTTCTCAGAACATCAACAATCAAATCATTCTGTGTAATATTGGGGATATAAGTAAATTCCCTTACTGCACTACTTTTAATATCATTTTCAATCTGCTGTGCAATGTCTTTAAGATTACCACTTAGTTTACCATCTGTAATAGTATAATTTATATCTCCATATTTTTTTGCCATCTCTTCTAGTTTATCCACATAAGGATAATATGTTTCCTGCCTTGTAGGTCCTAATCCTGCATTAATCCAATAATTAGTCATTGGGTCAGGATTTATCATACTGGGATCTATCACCTCTCTTGTATCTTTTTGTTCAAGTAGACTTGGGTTAGCTATTATCTCCTTTAAAATTTGCAAATCTGCATTCATTTGGGAAGTTTTCTTAGTTTCATCTACAGAAGATACAGCAGATGTCCTATAATAAAGTCTTTTATCATCCTTATTATTCTTCCTATTTTCAGGAGATATATAACCTCTATTAGGTTGTATCTGATATTGAGTATCCCCAACTGCATTCCATAATCCCTGTCTTGCGTACTTATAAGCTCTTTCAAGGAGATCCTTATCTCCCCAGCCTGCAATATTTGTACTCTTTATCGCGTCTTCCACTATATTCTCTAGTATAGGAGAAGCATTTGGATCATTTTGTAATACTTGAATAATCTCTTCAGGACTATAGCCTCTTTGCATGATGGTTTCATAATATTGATTTCCAAGAATATCTCTCCACCTCCTTGGGTTTTCTCTCATCTCCTTAGCTAAATTTTTAGCAGCAGACCCTACTTGATTCATAAGGTTAGCCCCCGAATATGATTGGTAAGTTAATTGAGGATTCTTAATTAAATCACCGAGTCTTAGTGCAGAAGCATCCTTATCAAACATCAAAGTGTTATCCTGCGATAGTCTCTTTCTCTGTTCATCAACAAGCTCTTGTCTCCTTTTATAAGCTTGCTCTATAGGAATAATATCACTTGAATATCTCTGTCTTAATTTTAGCATATTTTGTCTACTCAAAGGATTTAATCCTTCTTTAGATAACAACTCCGCCTGATTTTCTACATCGTTAATGTATTCTTTGTAAGTCTTATAAACATCATAATCAGTTTGTTCATTAAGCATCCCTTCCAACATATTAGCTCCAGTAGCTAACTCAGAGTATTTATTCTCAAGCTCTTGGTGAGCCTGATTAGCTAATTGAACAGGCTGAATCAATTCTGCATAGGAGAAAGGATTAAATTTGCTATTTGTTACTATGTAATTAACTGCCATATTGCTCCTCGTATTTGTATTAATTATCTCCTTTTCTTTCTCTTATAGTGTACTTGACCTCTCTTATTAAGAGTATAATCAGAATAGGGATTACTATTTACCATATTTATAGCAAAATTCTCTTTCCCTAATTCTCCCAAAGAAGTTAATAAATTAGAAAGATTTGAGGACTTGGCAGCAGAAGTAGCTCTATCTATCTGGTCTCTAAATGAAGCTTCCTGAACAGCTGCTTGTAACCTTACCTTATCTAAGTTTTGATTAGCTAAAGCTGCTCTCATAGCTCCTTCACTATTTAACTGCTCAGTGCCCCTATTAAACGTTTCTACCCTTTCTTTTTGACTTCTATTATATTCCTCAGCTTGTCTGGCAAGATTACCAAGTTGCATCTGTGCATTGTTATCAGCAGCCAGTAATGCAGCCATTGCTGTAGCTCTGTTACCATTAGATTGATTCATTATAGCTCTTCTATTAGCAGCTGCTTGTGACCTTAATTGATTTGTATAATAATTTCTATCTAGGGGTTTATATGATAAATAGTTACTTACAGGTCTATAGGAAACCTCTCTTAAATTTGAAGCAGCTTTGCCAATTAAATTAGGATTAGAATAATCTGGCCTATTGGTTATACCAAGCCTATCTGTCATAACATTGACAGCACTTCCTATTATAGGAGCATACCTACTGCCTACTTGAAATGAAGGCACACCATCAGTGCTTTCATACTCATCAGCTCCTCTATTAGCAGGATTTATATACCTATTGTAGGGATTACCTATGAGATTTGGAGCAGCTTTGGTTAGATTAGGAGATGTGTTAAAATCTAATGAAATAGAACTGCCTAATCTTTTAATATCAGGAATTTGTTTCCACTGTGAAGCATCAGCACCATAAAAAGGTACTTCATATTTAATACCATCCACTGTTTCTATATAGGAATCATTATAGCCATCAAATAAGTGGCCACCTAGCTCTTTATAATTCTTATTGTTCTTTATCTTCTTCATCTCCTTTATAACTTCTTGAGCTTGCTGTAACTTATTCATACTATCTTTCAAACCACTCATACTTATAGGATCATTAGGTCTTTCTTCAGACTCTTTGCTCAATTTTTCAGCTATATAAGCAAAAGAATAATTATTGTATTTAGTAGGTAATCCTACTTCCTGCAACACTTTTTTGTCAGGAAAGAGTCTATTACTATAGACATAGTCATTATAGATTACTTCTCCCTCTTCTACCAGATTAGGTTCACCATCAGGTGCAATACCCATAGGAACACCATTAAGGGGATTAGTTTCATGTAAGCCCCCCTCATTGATAGTTTTAACCCCATTGGTGAAATCAGTTCTGCGTGTATCTATCTTTCCTCCCTCATTATATAAAACAGGGATATTTATTTTAGCTTCAGGTATTTCTAATATAGGAGATATACTAGACTCATCTATCTTGCTTAAATCTTGTCTCTTAATAGGCTTGGGCTTTACTACAGGTTTATCATACTCAAAAGGTTCAGACCCACTTAATTTAATATAGACAGGATAAGAATCTATTGGATTCAATTTACCTTTCCTAATAAGATTAGCAGCTCCTGCATTACCCCTATGATACCCTTCTTGAGCTAACCTTGTAGCCAATACATTAGTTGGGATATTATATCCTTTTGCAATACTCTTAACAGAATCAGCGAATTCAGTATCCCTATCATAATATTTCTGCCTTGCTCCCCTTGGAGAACCTCCTATGTAACTGTATTCATCACCAGACAAATATCCCCCATCAGCATGTTTCCATTTACTGGCATTCCTAGCAAAATTAGCCTTCTTAACCATAGCAGGAGAATAATCTTCTTTGTTAGCCAACACCTGTCTGGCAAATTCCTGAACTCCTTTCCCTCTTCTTTTAGCAGCTGCTGTAAATGTTCCCTTCTTTGAAGGATTTATATGTATTTTTCCACCTTCAGCCATATAATTACTTAATAGATCATTTAATTGTCTATCTTCAATGTTATCAGCTCCAACAGCAAAGGCACTTTGTGCTGCCAAATTTGCAGCATTTCTCTGCTCATTAAGAGTCCTAGTTAAGTTCTTTGCTTTATCAGAAAACCACCCATCAGTCCCAACCTCATCTTGAGATATAATCCCAAGAGGAGTCTGAGAAGCTTGTTGGGCAAGTAAATTATCATAGCTACTTTGATCTACTGTAATATTTCTTTGAGAAGCATTGGCTTGTTCAATATCTTTTACAGCCTCTTCATTTATATTAGAACCAAATGCTGCATTTACAAGACCTCCCAAGACATTAACACCAGCTCCTATTATACCTCCTACCCCAGGTATATTAGAGGCTAAAGAGCCTATAGTTTGCATAGCACTCCCAACTCCTGTTGAATTTCCGCCAGCTAATACATCACTTACCCCTCCAGCAACTGAACCTAAAGTATTAAATAAATTCTGAGATTTATTAGTAAGATTGCCAGACACCTTATCTGATATTTTATTCAATCTGTCACCAAAGGCATATAAGTGTAAGGCTCTCTTATTATTTCTAATCCTTTTATTAGTCATGAATAATAGTTTTAATCTTACAAAGATATAGAAAGAGTTTGTTATATACAATAGTTTACTTAAAAAAATAATACTAGGTAAATCAAATTGTTTACCTAGTATTAACACTACTCAAAATAATGCACTATTAAATCATGTATAACTGTCTTAATTCCCGCGTATACATCATTTTTAGTTAACATAATATTAAGCCAAGGATTTCTCATCCTATCTCTATTATTCTTTGAATCTCTTGGTATTAAAAGATTCCATGTTCTAAATTTCTTCTTAACATTAGAATTACCTATTCTATTAAATTTTAAACTTACACTATTAGATTGATATTCATTTTTTACCTCTAATCTATCAAAAGCCATATGATCATACCAGTATGTATTATCATCATAAAAACAGTCAGCTCTATATTCAATGTTGTTGAATATTTTGTCACTTGTAGGATCTGGATTAGCTATTATATTTATATAATAAGGCTGCAACACGTTATAGAAATCGTTATAATTACCTTCATGTTGCTTCCATAGTTTATATCCACCTTCATAGATATTTTTATAAGAACTGAATGGTCTTATAGCCCCAGTGGTATCTGTTAGGGAAAATATATAAGGAGTTTTTTCATAACTATAGAATGATGTAAACTCATTAAACAATTCATTATAGGCTAGGCACTCTTTATTTGTTATAAACAATATATCTCCAGTGGTATTATCATAATAAGTTACCATATTATTAAAATCAACAGGATTCCAAACAATGCCTTCCTTGGAGTTACTATATACCCAAGAGTGAAATCCTTTTGAATCACTAAGATTAGTTATAGAATTGTTGAATAAATAAATGCTCTTTGAAATATCATCTGTAAAGTATAGTCCATTAGGACTCTGACAAATAGACCACTTATTTTGACATCCTATGATATTACTAATATATCTTACTCCATTAACTTTACCACTATTGCCCAATTCCACTGGAACACCTTCAGTTGTAGATAACTGAGTCCTTGTATTATACAATATTTCTGAAATACCTTTATCTTGAAAAGCTATAAGACTGTTATTTAAAAATTTAATAGCATTCACAGGACCTAAAGCACCATCTAAGTCATAAGTATTTAACATGCTTATATTCAACCAAGGATCAATGTCTTGCCCATTGGATTTTGGTTGAGTCCAAGTTATTAGATTTAAAAATTTGTCATTTCTTAAATCACTCAAAGCTCTATATGTGAAGAAGTTATTAAGCTGACTATATACAGGATTGATTTGATTAAATATATTTGGATTTATGTTAGTGTTATCTTTTAATCCCCTATTTTTATCATATCTTCCATCAATATTTATTCTGGTCTCACACATAAAAGATACTATATCTACTATATTGTTTTTATATCCTTCCTCATAAGGATATGTCTTTAAATGGTCATATCTTTGATAATATGTATCTCCCTCTTTCCATACTATATTACCTATATTTTCAATACTTATTTCATCTCCACAAATTAACCACTCATTTTGTTCTACAGCATTAGATGAAGTACCTCCAAATCTATTCTGTATATCATCTCTATATAGCTCCCCTAACCATAAAAATCCGTAATCCAGGCTACGAAACTTATAGCTTAAATCTATAATATCTGTTATAGTTCCTGTAATTTCTCTGTTTTTATCCCATAGTAGGTGGGTACTGCCAGAGTCCTCCTTATTAAATTCAAAGAATGTAGAGTTAATATACCAACTTCCACTATTATCTCCATCTATTATAGATGGCAAGGTTATTTGTTTCCCGTTATTAGTATATCTAAGAGACATTACAATATGGGGAGTAGATTTATAGGATATTCTAACAGGCTGATTCCCCAGATTAGTAGTCGAAAATCCTTTTGCCTTCACTGTTTCAGGTTTGGAAAAGACATAATCAGTATTAATAGGATAAGCTACTTGCATAACATTATCCCCTTGAAACCTAGTATAACCAATATCTGGATCACCTATTTTAGTGACTCTATTTGTACTATACCCAACTATACTATTCCCTGTATATCTTAAAGGTCCAACATAGGAGGTATTAATAGGATATGCACCATTATTATTATTTACAGACTTATAGACTACCTTATCAACATTCCCCATATATACAATATCATCTCCATTACTCTGGGATGGGAGTTTTATAATATCTGTGCTGTCAGACCTAAAGAGATAAGCTCCTGTTATACCTCTTTTATTTGCATCCCCTTCTATTTCAGTATAGTAAATTTTATTACTATTCAAATAAATATTTGTATAAGAGTATCTGAGATTAGACATAGTTTTCTTTATCAATAAAGAAGGAGCTGCAGCATCTGTCCTATCAGAGTTGTTTAGACATCCTTCCCTATGCCAAGGATATACCACAAAGGAGGTATCATAATGATTAGGATTAGCTTGATTTTTAAAATAAGCATCGTAATTGTATATTTCATCTCTCCAAAAGGGATAAGCACATAAGCACCTGCCTCCATCATGTGCTATGTTCAAAACCTCTACATTATCAAAGGATTTTACAAGTCCTGGAGCAAACTTAGTAGAATATGTTGGGGAGGAACTACTATCTGAAGCTGCCTTATCTACATATGCAGAAGGACTATTAGCTTCTATATCTATATCTGAAGCAAATGCTGTAATAGGAACGATGCCAACTATTCTCAATTTGGCATTACTAATTAGCTTATCAATATTGTCATTAAATTCTATATCTGGAGAATGCAGAGTAAAGATACTTTGATCCACAAAGAAATTGTCGCTATGGTTGTCTATTAATGCGTCATCTTCATTTCTATTATTGGTATTATTCCCTATAGGCCAAGTAAGATTATTATAAGTAAGCTGTATTTCACAATTTCTATTATAATTATTAGGTAAGCCAATTAAATGAGTATTTTCCAACCAAGAACCCTCTTCAGCAATTTTACTATAAGGGACTCTATTAAAAGTATAAATATTAAACCAGTTCTGATCATGAAAAGACCTATCTGAATCTAAATTTATAGTACTTCTACTCTCATTTGCTAATACATTTCTTTTGGAAAACTCTCCATTTGACTCTATTATAGGGTCATTAGTGTCTCCATTACTATATGTGAATATAACTGGATTTAAAGTATCTGGATAATAATTCGTGATAGTAACATTGGATTTGTCATTTATAGTTCTACCTTGGTCATAAGGTTTAAAAGGTCTTGTAAACCATGATGGTATAGCATAAATCTCTCCATCACACCTATCTTTCAAATTAAAGAGGGTAGGACATAATATACCCTGGCAAATAGATTCTCTCTCTTCTTCTCTTGGATATACAATAATAGGTCTTACAGCAACATAATCTAATTCACTTAATTCATTATACAAATCAGATATTATGCTGTGTTCTCCCTCACTATCTGTATAAGTATAGTCCTCTAAATTAGCTATAACAGGGAATATTTTCTTATTTTTCATTGTTCCAGATTTTATATCTGGAACCCCTATACTAACTGTATTTCTTGCATCCCTTATAAAGACTGGAGAACTCCACTTACCAGATTTGTGTTTAAATTGTAACCCGAATCTGTACCACTCCAAATATTTAAAAGTTCTAATCTGTTGAGAGTTATACTGTAAAGTACTATCATAAGAATATGTAGTTCTAGTAGGGTCTGATACTGGGTACCCTAATTCCCCTTGGTTGGTATAAACTATACCTAATTTTCTTACTTTATCTTTGATGCTATCTGTTATATCTTTCTGATTGAGAGTTATCCCTCCTAAGAACAAAGTATTATCTTTGATACCTAATGTTGAGGCTGTTATATCTTCACTTCCTAGATATAATAATAATTTATAATCAACATCTTCCCCATATATACCAGTATCTGAAAATGTTATTTCCTTATTTCCATTTATCTCAATGTTATTAACGATTTTAGCTATAGGGGTACTATCTATAGAGGTTCTCAATATAGAGTAAACCCTAATATACTCTTCCTTATCATTTACATCACTAATTTTTATCTCAAAAGAATTACTAGAGCTAGATTCTGCATCTAATCCTCTGTCTTCTAGTGATATGTAATATAATGGAGATATATAAAATGGAGAGGATTCTTTACCATTCTTAGTATAGTATGTAAACATATATTGAATGACACCAGAAGAGAAATAGCCTCCGCCATTTAACCTAGTTATAGTAACTTCACTACTACTACTACTACTAGCAAAGTTGAAGCTATCATCATTCCACAGAGATCTAGTTCTCTCATCTGCTGCAATATTTATGTATCTGGGTTGATTAATACCATCAACCCAGTATATCTTTTGGATTGCGTCATTTTCATAATTTGCTATAGCTTCTATGGGATACTTGTATTGAAAATTTAAAAAACCCTTATATAATAATTCAGACTTAATAATGCCTTCATTAAAATTTATCTTATATATAAAGTCTCCGCTTTCTATCTCTATATCAGAGATATTTGCAGTCTCTGCTTTAATAGAGATATTTGCAGTCTCTGCATGATTTATATCAGGAATATAGTATGAATCTATACTATCATGTGTAAATATAATTAGATTATTGCCTAGTACAGCTTGTCCTATAGGAACTCCAATGATATTATTGCCAAGACCTTCTATATCCATAAGTTTATTACCTTTCTCATTGACAAGGCTACCTAAAGTATTCTCACCAAGAGGTGTAAGTCTTAGATTTTTATTTTCATAGGAATATTCAGGATTAAATTTGGAAACACTCAAATCCCTATTCATTCCCTTTATATTGAATACTATGGATTTATTCATATCTAAAACAGTTATTGAAGTTTTAACCTTTCTAACTCTCCATTACTCTTAAAGCCAGTTCTATGTTCATTTCCTCTTATTATTAATGTTCTCCATGAATTATAGAAAGATTCTGCCTTATCAATAGATAGTCTATTAAATTCTGTTTGACAGTCTCCAACTGCCCAAGCATATTCTCGCTGAACATTTTGCAGCACAGCTAATTGTATTTTACCTAAGTCAAATAATACTGTGAAACATTTCTTTTTTATATACAATTCCAATGCTCTAGTGAAACTACTATTGTCTGGAAGAAGAGGAAAACCATCATCATCTACCATAATAGCTTCATAGGATATTTCTATTTCTCCTTCTTTTATAGAAGTATAAATAATACCTCCCTGTATTTTATATGTGAGGCCAGAATATTCTGTAGGATTGGTATTATTGTGACTTAAATGAAAATTATCTGTAGAATATCTAAAGGGAATATTCTCTTTAGTACTTCTAACTTGAATCATTTGATAATAATCATCAGGAAGAGCAGCTCTATAGTCATCTATCTCTAATATGGCTGTTTTGTTTTCAAATATAGAAGGGACTCCTACAATTCTCATAAATTCAATAGTATATGCTACTGCTTTTTCAAGAGTCAAGTTCTGCAACAATGGATGCTGCATTATACTGTCAAGTATATATCTAATATTATTATATGCCTCTGCCATTTCAATATTATTTTATTATAAAAGCATCAAGCTCATTATTTTTAATCTTTAATTTCAGTCTAGTTTTAATATTCCTATTAATATTAAATTGGTAGAACAATTTATTTACATAATTGGCTATGTTCTTGTTATAGTAGACCTTGAACACCTCTTTTTCTGGTATTTTAATAAGTGTTTTATTCTTATAGGATTCCTCATCTTCATACCATAATTTAATGGTTCTATTCCAGTCAATGGGCATATTAGTTTTAATTTTCCCATCCTTTATACATATATTTACATTGAACTTTCTCAATTCTAATCTGCCTAATCTACAAGGTAAAGTTATATCATTACCATTTAAGAATAGCTCTACTAATTCCTCATTTACTTTTCTAATAATAGAAAAGTATTGATGTTCATTAAGTATATATTTAGGATCCTTTGGTTTATTCTTTCTATAGAATTTGAAGCCATCATAAACTCCATATGAGTTTCTAACCTTATGGTTTCTATGTCCTGACACTTTCAATATAGAGTTTCTAAAATCAGATAATCCCATACTATTTTTTGATATTTACTTCAGATAAATTATCTTTAGCATCATTAATATTGTCCTCTGGTCTATATATTGCAGGGGTGAGAGTTTTGATTATCATCTCTATTAATGGAGGTACTAAATAATCTTCAATAGGAAATACCCTATCCAATAACTCATTATTTACTCCTAATTGAAGATCTGATGCCGCAGCACAATCTTGGAATACACCATAGAGATAGATATTTTCTGTATTCAGAAAATCATTATTATTAAATTTAAAATATAGATAGTTATCAGGCCCAATAGAGCAATATACTATGTTTGATAAATACTTATTATATCCAGTGTATCTCATCCTATCCTTAGAAACCAATGATATTTCTCCATTATAATAATGGCTTGTATATACCCTTTTAACACCAAAAGGCATAAGTGAGGGTATTCTTTCCTCACTCCTCAAAAACACACCTCCTTCACAAGGTATACCTGATATAGCTGGAACTTCTATTAGGTTTAAATACACTTCTTGATAATTATCCTCTGATACAATTTTTCTAGGGTCAGAATATCTCTGTTTTAATAAAATCGCTCTATATTTAACTAATAGAAGTATAATATGTTCCTCAGTAAAATTAGAATCATCAGAGAATAGCTTTAACTCATCCAAAATCATATATACTAAATCTCTAAATGTGTGCATAGTATAATATTTTAATATTCTATTGCAAATATAATAAATAACGATATGCTATACAAGGATTTAATTACTTTTATATTATATGGATAAATTTAATGTTATAAGCAAAAAAAAGAGGACCTAAGTCCTCTTTTTGTTACTTATTTAATCTCCCCCAGAAGTATCCAATTTAGCAATAGATAGACCTGTAGCTGAGTTTATAGCAACTATAATGTCATTAGCTAGCCCATTAGATACTAAATTATTAGCACCAACTTTAGGAACAACCAAAGTTATATCTTTTTCAGATTTTTGTACACCCTCATTGCTGCCTATATAAGCATAATGTATATCAATAACATTATATTTACTTTCTGGATCTACTAGATAGCTTGTTCTAATAACATTAGGGAATCCTACCATCCTATAGACGTCTCCTCTCTCACCCATACAGAAATACTCTAAGTCAGCAATTTTATGACCATTAGAGATACTATTGGTTGAAGCCACTTTCTTCACAACTCCCCAAATTCTATAATCACCATCAGCAATAATAGAGTCAGGCTGTAGTGTAAAGTTAACAGGAACCTGTTCCATTACACCAAGAATCCATTCTTGTGGAGCTTCTTCTATTACCAATCCTGTATATGTTTCAGTTAGAGAGCTTTCTTTGGTATCTTTTGTTACCTCTGCAGGAGTTCCTGTAACTGTACCGGGTTTAGTACCTCCTGTTTCCAGATAGAATTTTAACAATCCTTCTTCCTCTCTGCTGAAATTCTTAACCAATGATATAGCTAGTGTCTTGTAAAAGTCTGATGCTGTCATACCTGTATAAGCATGTACCATACCATATTTATAATATTGATCCTCATCTGACAGTCCAATGTAGTTTCTGAATGCAATCCTTAAAATGTAATCTTGTCCTGCTACAGGATTACCACTATTGATAGTACTATCAAGTGTTAATTTATACTTAGCTAAATCATGAGCTAAATCATCAGCATCAGTAGCTTTGGCATAAATAATATTATCAGTGTTTATAAGGTCACTTCTCGTTATTCCTCCTGCACCCATATATTCAAAATACAAATGTGTCTTATTTGTATCGGATTTTACAGCAATAGTACCTGCTGTATCAGTTTTGGTTACATTGAGAGAGTTTAGAGCATTAGCTACATAAAGCTGCCTTACTTGATTTGTTGAAAATACCATAATTAAAATTTTTAATTAAACAAATATAAGAAATTATTTCACTATTTGTGTTGAATATACCCTTTTAGCAATTTCTACTGCCACTTCCAATATTTTTCTATGTAGGGCAGAGTTTAATCTGCACTCTGAGCTGGCTTCTCTGCCATTTATAGATAGGCCCTCTGGTAAATCTATCAATATAATAGGGTCAGGCCTAGATAAGTATCTAACAGTATAATTCTTTATATTGTATTTGGATACCAATTCTACTGAGTTATCTTTCACATCCAATCTTAAGACTCTTCTGTGATTAGGTCCTCTGTATGGACTATTTATAGTCCTGTAATAATCATCTTGTGACACTGGGACTACTATGGCATTACTAGATTGACCTAATAATGAATCATCTTCAAGATGGGCTGATTCATATACAATAAACCATATATCATTAGGTAACACAAAAGTATAAGAGTCACATGATAATTTGCCACTACACCACATAGATTCACGTGGATTCAACACACAAGTCCTAACTAGATTACTTAAATACCTCTTAGCTTCCTCAGTATTATCAAATGAGATATTTAAATTACTCTTGCCCCCATACAAGCTTAACACTACTTCTTCTTGTGCTTTTGTTAATATAACAGATTTCTCATATTCATCCAATCCAGGAGATTGATTACTTGCTATATTATTGTAATAGATGTCAAATTCATTATTGAACTCTTCGTTAGTCATATTATTTTATTTTTGCTTGCAAAGAAAATAATATATCTTGATGCTTTGGTGAATTGAGATACTTAGCAGCTATATTCAATGTTGGCTCTTCATTTATCTCACATAAAGGAGAATTATCACTTCTTAGGTATAAATAGTTACCTCTATTTGAAATCAAACCAAGCTCTATACATTTCTTTATAAGGACTTTAGTACCTAGGAGAGGATCTGTAACAACTCTTAAGAATATCTTACTATCTGCTTGAATCAGAGCATTAACTCTTGTTTGTAAAAATTCAAGTTTAGCTGAAGGGGAAGTAGGTCTCCCATCAATAATTTCCACTATTACCCTCAGAGTATCAATATCATCTTCAATCTTACCAAACTCTTTATAGCATCTCATTGTAGTGCTCATATTATCCTTATTTACCTTAGTCTCTTCACCATCTGATATAATAACAAATTGGTAAGTAGATTTGGGGCTGTCTTGTAATACCTGTAATGATGGAGCAATATAATCTTTATTTGCTAATAGTATCTTGTATCTGATGTAATCCTCTGGGTCAGCAAGGTTAAAATAATTATCTTGCTTAGATAATCTTACTCTCGAGATACCTCCTTCATTGCTATCATCCCAGAAATTATCCACCTTTTTATAAACACTTAATGCGTTATATTCAAGACCCATTATTTCTTCGAGAAATGCTTTCTCTTTATCTGTAAGAACATTGACAAACATCCCTGAAGATAATCTTGGTACTGTAAATACTATTACAGCCCCCTCTGCCATACCTCCAGACAATACATGTTTAGGATTATTACCCCATATACCTGTCAATTTAGGTATATGTCTTACAATAATTCTTTCATTTCTCAAACAATTAACTGGAGCATCTCCAGACACTTCTATCTTCTCTTGCTTCTTTCTTGTGGTCTTTGCAGTGACTTCTTCTTTTGACACTTCTCGGAGTGGAATCTCTGTATCATCTACATCAAAATTAAGTTCAGTATAATCCACTTTCTCTTCCATTTTCTTCTCTACCATATCTTATATTATTTTCTTTCCTTTGTTTTCTTTCAATAAGGTAAAGGGGAATAGGAGTTTCTCTACTCCCCTTTATTGTTAACCCTGCAGAATTGCAGGAATAAGTGACATAGTTCTTGTTGGATCAAGAACACAGATACCAAGAGTAGCCATTCTATGAATTACAGCGGCATCTTCATCAAATGACATATAGGGATTACCTATTTGTCCTGTAAACGGATTTCTCAATCCCCACTGATAACCTCTATATTCATTATCTCCTTTAATCTTACATTTAAAGATATTAGGTTGGTCCATAGTACCAATATACATAATATCATACCTGTAAGAGAAGGCAGGGCCTCCATTTGGATGGATTACTTTGTTCCTTACTGGATCATCATAAAGAGGATCTACATCAATTTTAACCCTAACTCCATTAGGAGCTTGATATTCTACAAATTGGAAGCCAGCACTCAATGAGTTTTGATGCAACTTAGACTGCGTCTTTTGAACAACACCAATAGAATTATTATCAAGAACGAATTGAGTCCAACCTGATATTGTCTTTAGTACCTCTTTGTGGAATTGAATAGCACCTCTCTCACCAGTTTTGATTAAGAAGTACCTATCTCCATAATCCAATTTAGAAGCAGAAAGCTCATACAAAGCATCTTCAAGAAGTTTCAAACTAAATGTATTGTAATACATAGTATTGGCAACTTCCATTTGCTCAAACAGGCCAGCACCCGTTTTAATAGAATTACCAGATTTACCAAAGTTCATATACTCTCCATTGGAATTTCTGTTGCTTCTACCAAATGCCAATGCGTTATTCTTGTATTCAGAGAACTGTTGTTCTACTTCCCATTCTACATTGTGCATCCACTTTGTGGCAACTGTCTTAACTGCTCTACCTCCCTCTTCTTTAAGGATAGGAATACCTATAGCCAATTTTTTATTCAGCATAGAACCTGGAACCTTATGCTGTATCCTTACTACAGACCATTCATTCCTCATGGAAATGGGGCTTGTAAATCTGACATCACCTACTTTTCTTGATAACTCTTTTTCTACGAAAGCAGCTTCAACTGAGAATCTCTCTCCTGCAAGTATCCTTTCAGGAGGAACACCTGTTGTATTGCCTCCTGCAAGTTCTACTTTATACACTGCATTGGTACCTTCCATTCTTGGCTCCCCAAGAATCCTAAACTGATAGACTTCATTTAGATTACCAACGATATACTCACCATCAGCAAACCAGTCTTCAGGAAAGACTAAATAAAAAGGAGCAGTACCCACTCCAATCATCCTACTACCAGCCTCAACAACAGTACCATTTTCATCCCTTGCCTCTATAAGAGGAATATTCCTTCTTGAAGAACCAATAACTTCCCAATAGTATTCACTATCATCCTCAAATTCTTTTATTGGAAATTGATTAAGGAATGTGTCAAGTGTTTTTCCCCTATAATAGGCCAATAATTGTACCATTAGGTTTGTAGCTTTTTGTGGACTTAACTGAAAGATAGCACCAAGATGGTTCTCTTTTGTTAACATTCTGTTATCCTATAGGCTTTTTATCCTATAGCTCTTTCACTTTACCATTGTGAAAGTTCAGCATATATCTTCATACTATTTAGTATGTTGGGCACTCGTGGAAGAATTATATTCTATGTGGTTATAAATACATGCTTTCCCGAATGTAGGATTATGTAAATAAATCCATTCATAGTTTCATCTTCTATGCGTTACACTGTCCATAGGTATTATCCTATGTCTTAGCACGGTATTACCCTTTATTATTGGAGGGCTTCACCGTTTTTACCCAATTTTACAAGGGCTTAACCTGTGAGTCAACCCTTCCAATGTTGGAAACCTACCATTTGAAATTTACCTAATTTTCCAGCCATTTTCTCAAATTTAATTGTTAGTTATATTTATAATACCATAAAAGTTTATAACTTCTGTGTTCCAAAGTACATCTCCTACCTTTGTAATTGCAAATCATTAACATAATCTATTTGCTATTCAATTTATTTTGTACTATAGTACCCAGTAGTATTTTCCCTTGAATTTACTTATATCATAGTCTCATTTTATTAGGATTTACTCTGTACTCTTTATTTATATCTACGGCTTTATAATTTCTTATGAAATTATTCCATTTACACATCCAAATCCCAATCCTTTCCAATAAAGGATTCAGGATCATCTTCAACTCCACTAACAAACCTCAAATTGCCATCAGAGGATCTTGCTGTATTATTAAGGACATGTTCTAACTCTTTAAGGCTCTTTTTTACTTCTCTTTTCACTTTACCTTTAACTAAGCCGTCTAAATTCTTAAACCCATCAGTAAGAGTAAACAATAGGCCTAGATTCTTCAAAAAATCAATCCTATTCTCCATTTCATATTTTTGAATAGCTGTAAAGAACTCTCCTGTCTCAGGATCTTTATAAATAGGCTTACTTATATTATCATATATTTTTTGTCTTGTACCCTTATCCAAAGATAAGTCACCAAATACCATATTTTCTTCAAGGATGGATTTCCTTAAATCTTCAGCCTGTTTCTTCCTTTCCTGTACTTCTCTTTGAGCCTCTTCTTGAGCTTCCTTTATAAGACTATCATACTCAGTTTGAAAAAATTCCTTGTTACTAGCTAAAGCTTCTCTTGCATCTTCTAGATCTGTCCCAGAATTAAAAGATTTCTGTACCTCTCTTTGTGCTCTTTCTTTGCTATAACCTCTATTAATGAAATCTTGATAAATAAGTTGTTGTCTTAATTTTTCACCTTTATCAGATTCATCAGCAATCATATTGTCTTGAAGAGAATTTAAATAATTAAGTGTATTCTCATACCTCTTGACTTCATCTGGCTCAATTCCTACATTAAGTGCCTTGTCAATTCTTCTTTGCCTCTCATCAAGCCTTGCTTGAATTTGATTTTCAATAGCTTCTGCGAAATCTTCAGGTGACTGAATCTTGTTAGCAACATCATCTTCAAGGTCAGGGAAGATACCTTCTTCTTTCAAGGCTTTAGCAATGGAAGAGTAGAAGTTATTATTGAGAGAAGTGCCTTTACCTTTTCCAGAATCAGTATCTTCCTTTTCCTCTATATCATCTTCTTTTCCACTACCTACGCCCTCTGGCTTATCAGTAAATAAATTATTTACATCAACAACCTCAGTAGTTTCTTCATTATTATCTTTATCTTGGGGGGCATTGCCCTTATCAGCAGTAGCATCTTGTGTCCCCTCTTCTACAAACAGATCTTCTATTTCATCTGCTCCTAAAATGTTATCCAAACTCAATTCTTCTTCCATCTTCTACTACAATATTTGTTATAAACATAGTGCAAAGTTATGGATAACTCTGTATTTACACAAGTACATAAATAAGCTTCTTATAGTAGTACAACAAAAGTATTTGTCTTATATACAAAAAGAAGGACAAGATACTAATCTTGTCCTATCTTAACTAATCTTCTTTAAAGTAATTCCATAACTTAAAACCATCTTTATAATCATCATCTTTGAACCAGAATACAACAGCAGATTCAATTATCTTTTGTTCTATGCCATCATTAAACCATGACTTAAACAGTTCACAATAGTCATGATATTGTGCATTAATAGCTACATATACATCAGCATGGGCTTCACTAGGTAAGAACTCATTTAATTCTTTCCATTTATCAAATATAACTATAGTAAGTTTATAGTCGAATATTGGTATTATTATCTTCTTTTGGGTTATCATATTTTCTTCTCCTAATAATTTTAATGAACTCCATTAAGGCTATTAAGCAATCTTTGAGTTCTATTATACTTCTTGACAAATTCATCTAATTCTCTCTTAGACCAACTCAATTCTTTAAAACCTAATTCATGCTTTCCTCTAGGTAATTTTCCTTCTCTAACATAATTATCAAAAGTTGCTCTACTAATATTTAAATATTCACATGCTGCATATTTGCTTAATCTGCTATCCTTATCAGTAAATCTTTTTAGATTATTCACTATTTCAATAGCTTCTTCCTCAGTTATATTTGAGTTACCAGTATCAATATCAATTATTATTTTTAATAACAAGTCTTTTATGATTTCTAACATATAAATAAAGTATTATAAATAATAAAATGCCTATTATTATACTATGCAACATTAATAATTCAAAATCAGTAATAGGTATTCCAATATAGTAGTCTATAATGTTAATAATATCAGTTACAAGTATATAGTACAGAAACATTTTATGATACAGACAAAATCTGAATACTATAGATGAAAGATACATGAACATCCAAGTAAGTAAAGACATTCCTGCAATATTGCTAAGTACAGGAATATCAATACCTACATAAGCTGTAGCAGTGTTAGCTACGTAGAATAATGTTATAAGCATAGGCATATACTTCAACATTATTAACAACAATTTGTATAAAGACTTACTTCTTAAGCTTTCCTCCATTTCCATATCTGCCTCTTTTGATGCCAGCTTTAGGAGACATTGGTTTTGCTCTACCTGTTCTTTTTGCCATAACTATTTCCCCCTTTTAGTCTTTCCTTTTCCTTTACAACCACATTTCTTTGCCATAGTCTTTGATATTTATCATTACACAATTTCTATAGTTACTTCTTCTCCATGAGTAATAGCCTCTTTTATTACTTTGACTAATCTCTCCTCATAAGGAGTTGAATTAAGTACTTTACCTGTCACTTTATTTTCTCCTACAAGAATACACCCAGCTGAGTCTTCTGCTGTATTTCCCCTATGAATAAGTACTCCTTCAAAAGAAGGAACATCAATTAATCTTGGCAGCTCTCTACCAAATTTCGGAGACATGTTAATTGTTACCTTATATTTGCCAAATGGTATACAAGTTTCTCCATAAACCTTCATCTCACCATTATCGAATCTTCCATTCTTGTTTAAATCTCTATTCTTGTCTTCAAGAGTATTACAAAAGAATTGGTCATCTATGTAAAGATTACCTATGGTGTAGTTATCTTTAAAATATCTTCTCTCAAGTTTCAATCTCATCTTTGTCCTCCTTTGATAAAGGAATTGCTCCTCCTACTATATCTTTAATTTGTTCTTCAGTATAGAATTTTCTCTTAATACACCCATTGTCAAGACAAGAGTTATTAAGCAATCTATGAATAACCTCCTTTAATCTATATACCTCAATTCTATTATTCTCAGCAAGATCAATATAAAACTGAAGCTTCTTGTTATTGTCTCTTACAATATCTTCATAAAATTCGAGAGATTTTTTTAAATTCTCTATCTCATTAGAGTCTACCTCACTATTATACTTCCTCCTAGCAAAAAACCAAGAAACCCAACCACTCATAAAAGTGGTTACCATACCTACTCCTCCAGTAATAAGTATTCCTAAATCAACCATTTCTTTCTATTTTACAATTTCAACAAACTTCTGTTTCTTATTAGTACTATAGGGATTATTATTAATAACTTGCACTTCTAATACTTTATGTTTCCTTTGAAACCACCTTAATATTTTACACTTCTTAGGAGGTTTTATAGTCTCTTTCTTATAGGCAGTTACTATATAATATTCGTTAATAAACCTTGGAGAAATAGTTATAGTACTTGGATATTTTAGATTTAAATCTATAGAATACCAACTATCCCTCATCGTAGTATCTATATCCAACTTAGTATCTCTGAATAAAGTATCTTTGAAGATAATAGTATCTTCTTTCTTATTGACAGATAATAAATACTGAAGCTGTTTAAGATTCTTATCTTTAATGCCTAAATCCTTCCTGATGCTATCCATTTCCATCAATATGGAGTCATTGAAGTACTCTAACTGTGATATGGTAAGCTCAAATACCCTACTTCTATCTTTCAAGTAGCTATTTTCTTGAGAATATGCTTTCTCATTTTTAATGGCCACAGAAAGTTCTTCCTTTAAAGAAGAATTTCTCTTGAAGAGTATATAACTGCTTAGAATCAGAATACAGAATGATACTGCAATTCCTATATTAAAATAACGCTTAATATTTATCATATCATTATATTTAAATCCATTCAGCAGCTTGCCTGCACCTTATCTGTGGATTAGATTCACTAGGCCAGTAACTATACATATCATAAGAATATCTACCTAAATCTCCATAATACTTATTACTATCCATACTACTCTCCTCAGTATAGGTATAAGCTTCTACCCACTCATATCTATCTAAATCCTCATTATAATAGAGGTAATATCCCCATAGAGTAGCATCAAGAGGTAATTGTATTCTAGATTGGCTAAAAGACCCATTATTATATCTTATAACAGTTACATAAGGATGGTTATAAGTTATAGATTTTCCTCTACTATACCCAAGGCTTCCAAATTTACTCTCCACTTCATCTAGAGTGCCCAAGTAGCTCCTATTATTTGTTATTACAGGTGAATCAAATAGATATAAGTGATCTATAGGCCATGAGTACGATAAATTATTAGATATACCATACCATTCTACTGCATTGCTTCCTAACTCTATACGTACTTCATTTACAAAAGACTTCATGGGAAGAGTTCCTATCTCTATGTCCTCTCCATCATAATTTGATAAATAAAAGGTTAAAGTCCCACCAAGATTATTATCCATTAGTAAACTGTACTTGGTATTATTGTAAGTATAATTTATATAGTTCTTGTTACTAGTAAAAGTGCTATTAGAATTTACAATGTAGGTTGTTTGAGAATCTTTAAGAGCAGAGCCAGCCATATTACCCTTAACAATAATATTACTTCCATAGGGGACATATGATCTATTTATAATCATGGTCCAAGCATAAGTTGTAGCTCCTGACATATCAGCTATTTGTATAATCTCATTATTTGAGTAATTACTGCTATTTTTCAGATTACCTCCAGAATTTATAAATTCCAATTTTGTAATATACTCATTAATAGGGGATAATGCAGTTCCTAATAAATCATTTACATCCTGTTTAACAGCTAATTCTGACATAACTTATCTTCTAGCATTTTTATTTTATTCTCCAATAATTGTACTTTTAACAATAACATTTCTATATAGTCTATAGATTTATAGCCATTGCTATCTGTTTTGACCAAATCAGGAAGTTGAGCTTCTACATCTTGAGCTATGTATCCTATAGAATGCTTTTTAGACTCTTTTAAGTCAAACTCCTTTAATTTAAAATCACTTATACAATTATATTTAACTATATCTAAGTCTGTTATGTTCTCTTTTAATCTCCTATCTGAACTCTTATATATATGTGCAGCGGTTATATCTCCTGCAGCGGTTATATCTCCTGCAGCGGTTATATCTCCTGTGCCTGATGACTTTGTTACATTAATACCTCCATATACTCCTAATACATTATCTGAGTATGCTCCTATTCTAATAGTAGAATCATCTGATACAGAATGGAATACCATATCACCTTTCATATAAAGTACTCCTGTATCCACTGAGTCAGAGCAATCTATCATTACTGTTCCTCCAGCACCTGTTCTTAGTATTATTGGAGCAATAGTCATATCTCTGGTATAAGGTGTGTATCTCTCTGAATTTAATAATATATAAGCCTGTTGCCCATAAGTAACAAATCCAGTAGGGATTCTATTGGAATTTCCCACTCTTAGGAAGGCAGCATTATTACCAGAAGATACATTTTCTCCTACACTTATATAAGTTGCATTAGAAGAATTATTAATATTAGATGATCCTCCCAATAATACAGCAGGTAATGTATTGCCATTAGAATTAGCTCCTAAATTCTCAAGTAGTGCTACCTGAGAGGTAGTCATATACCCACTAGAACTTCTTGTAGCTGACGGCATAGAAGCTGTTAAATTAATAATGGTTCCTGACTTAGAAGCATTTAATGTTATAGGAGATGTACCACTGGCATTTATTGTACCAATTCCCCCTAAACTACTAAGAGTATAAGTGGTATCTGCCCAAGGAACATTGACAAACATCTTTCCCTCACCAGAAAGCTCAACAGGATAGTTTCTACCATTTTCAGCATATCCTATCTTGACTCCCCCTAGTGCACTTGAAGAGGCTTGAGGTAATGTGTAACTGCTTCCCTCCCAAGGGACATTCACATAAGCCTTACCATTACTGTCTAATTTAACTGCATAATTTTTGCCATTTTCAGCATATCCAATCCTAATTAGTCCACTAGTAGTACTACTAGCCAGATTTAAATTTCCAGTATGATATAGAGTATTTGTACTATTGCTTGTAACAAATTTAGGATTGCCATCTGTGGCTACAGCAAGTATATATTGAGCAGAAGAGCTGCTAATCCATTTAATACCTATACCAATACCACCATTAATATCCTTATACAAATAAGGGTCACTATCCTTATGCCCTAAATTTAATCTACCTGGGATAGAAGTATTACCAGCTTTATTAAACACAATTAATTCTCTAACAGGAGTACTACTAGTAGTCCGTGTTTCCGAATACTGTGAAAATTTCACTATCTCGTTATAGGTGGCATCTCCTCCGTCATCACCCGTATATATTTCAAGAATCCCTTGATTATCTTCTGTACTTCTCCCCACGATTCCCCAATAATCGTTTGCGGCCATAACCGCTTTTATCCCCCTCTCCCCGGAGTTCCCGTAAGAGGCAAATTGCAAATCCCCCGCAAGAGTAGCAGCAGTACCATATATACTTCCAGCATGTAAAACAGATGCTGATGATGCAACAGCAGTACTAGGTATAGATGATACTCTTTGAGAATTAACTATAAAGTCTGCCGTAGTTCCAAGCACTGTTATAACAGGGTAATCATTGTCTGAAGTTGAAAAATATAAATCATACTCAAATCCACTTTTCTTGTCATGGTATAAAATACCATTAGTTGTTGACCCAAACACTATACCTATAATATTGATATAAGCACTACTTTCACTATCTGAGTAGGTCCAATAAATGTAAAATAAGTTTAAGGAATTAGTTTGGCTACCTATGAGCAGGGTTACACATCCTTTTTCAACATTTCTGGTTAAGTGGCCTATCTTAAAATAACTACCATAAGTGCTATTAACATAATGTATTACCTTAGAATCCCCATTAATAATATCACTTTTCTTTAGATAGGTGTTTACAATATTGTCGCCATTCTCATCGTTTTCGGCATTATCTGCGGCTCTTGCTCTACTTATTATAAGGGTACCATCTGTATTAACTGAGGCAAACTCACCTCCAGATTTTATAAGTCCTAGATTTTCATCGTTAGCTATACCCAAGTTACCTTGATGATAAACAGTATAATATGTTGAGCCATTTTGAGCGTACCTAAGATTACTTGATGTAATAGAAAGACAGCCTTTCCTACCAGAAATGAAGTCCCCATTTCCTATAATAACCCCCACATCAGAGTTCTGGTCATATCCTATGAAGCCTGCCCCCCCGAAATTAATACCTGTCCTTACCAAATCTGCATCTTCATTTTTTAGATAAAGTGCTTCCCAGTTGGTGCTTTCAATAGTGTGCTTACCTGAATATACTTCCCCATTAATATGCAAGGGGTATTTAGGACCATTTGTATTAATACCTACATATCCTCCTCTAGGCTGAAGTAACAACATGCACCTTTTTGATACAGTTGTATCTGATGGATATACAGATGTTTGTGGATCCTGCCCATCTATTGTAGTTTGCAAAACTACAGCTTCTGGACCATTGCCATATAAATCGGATTGCTGAGAATATATCTTTAATGAACCATCATTAGCATAGAGAATGTAAGAACCATTACTTGTAGTATTATTAGTGTTCCCTACATATAATGAGTGCCTATTTACCAGCTGCCCAGACATTGTTCCTCCACTAAGAGGAACATACTTACCATCTATTGATGAGCCTTTATTAAAGGCATCTGGGAAAGAGATTTCATTCCATCTCTTTCCCTCAACACCTACTTTGAATAATCCAGGGTAGTCTGATACCCAACATAGTTCTCCATTCTTTAAAATAGGGTTTTTATTATTCCACTCTTGAAGAGTATATGTTAGATTCTTAATCCTCACATTGCTTAATTCCATAGACCATCTTTATTTTATTACTCTATTAGCCTTAATTAGCAAATCCGCACACTAAGGTAAGATTTTCTAAATCAGATGCTTGTAGAGCATTCATTCCTTTAGTTACTGTAATTGTATCACTAGTTTTAGATATAGATGTAACAACGTTACCGCTTCCTGTTGTTGTGACTTTCAATGTTGTATTTATTGCTGAGGAAATAGCACTTGATATAGCACTATTTATTCCTGTTACAGCAATTCCATTTGAATCAACTGTCAAAAAAGATTCGCTACTGGCACTTTTCTTTACAGAAAATTCACCACCTGCACTTAATGAAAGACCAACACCTGCACTATAAACATCTATTAAACCAGACAAGTCTACTTTTACAACCTGATCTCCTTTAGATGTATTAAAGGTTAGAGTCAGGATACCTGTATCAACATCAAAACTAGAATCTTTAAGAATTGATTCAACTGGGAAATCTACTGAGGATATAGCTACTCCTTCCTTACCTAGCAGGCTTAAAACTCCTGTATCGTTATTAAGCGAAAGTTTTAAGGTTGCAGATAGGCCATTTGAATCTTGATTAAGAATCTGTTCATTACTATTGAGTTTTAACTCAACTGAAGCAACTCCAGACTCCTTGTCTAGAATTTGGATGGCATATCTTCCATTATAATCTATTACTGCATCTTCAATCATGGAAGATACATTCCGTATAATTGCTTCCTTACTGGCAAATATTATAGGTAATTCATTCCAAGTAGAGGTGCCATCGCCTACTTTAAAATAGTACATCTCATCGGTATCTTGGAAAAATCCAACTTCCCCCTTTAACAATATAGGATTTCTAGATTCCCAATTTTCCTTGGTAAGGAATTTTTGAGCTACTGTAGCATTATTAATAATCATTCTTTTTTTTTTAGAATTCACAAATAATAGTTACTCTATCTAATTTATTCTTTAAGTCAGATTCTGAAATATCAGCCATAATTAGTCTATATCTTCTAGTTTCAGAATCCCAAACATATGTTTTATTATCTTGATCTGTAGCAATATAAATAACATCATCTTCACCTATTGTAGGAAATTCAATACTTGGAACTCTTACTACCCATCTCTTATAGCTTCCCATTACTCCCTGTATAGATCCCTTTACCAAATTTACCCTTGTGTTAATATTGCCGCTTAATTGTTTATTATTCATATCAAGACTCTCTAAGTTTCTCTAATACTATAGGTAAAGATCCTTCTACCCACTTCTCATAATAACCACTGTTAAAATCACTTGAAACAATTCTGTCCATTTGCCTATAGCTTAATTGTCCATCACTATTGAAAGGATATATATCATGATCCAATATAAATCTAAGAATATTGTCCTCAACTACTGCATTAGTCAGTTTATAACTTTCACTATCTAATAATTCTGAAGAGACAACTAAAAATTCCTTATCTCCTGGTATATAAAATTCAAAATAAAACTCTGTGTTTATTTTGCCATTCTTAATAAACTCTACAGGATTGCCTTCAGTATCTGTTATCTCCGTTATCTCAATAATTATGTCACTGGGAATCTTAATTACCCTACAATTACAACAGCAGCCAACAGGCTCTCCATTTATTTCATTCAATATAATCATATTATTTTATTTCTACATAATCATACCAAAATACTGTTTTCTTATTTTTGTTTAATGAGTCAGATTTTTTATTCTTTTTATACTTATTCAAACATAATCTCGGTATAAAAGGCCATTTAGATTCTTTATGACAATTTGATTCTCTCAGATAATTAGGAGACAATTTACAATAAGTATTACTAGTTTTATCCCAATGTTTCTTATCACATACATACATGCAATAAGGATAATCATCATCAGAGATAAATATCTGTTTCAAGTGATCCAAATCTCCTTTATCAGTTTTTCTTAAAGTATCTTCCAGAACAATTCTATAATAGCATTTATGCTTCTCAAGAAGAGATATAACAGACATGACATCCACCTTATATTCACATAAGCCATGACATGCTATAAGGTTATAATCACAATCTAATCTAACTCTTAAATCAAAAACTCTGCAACCTTCATGAATTTGCTCAGGTATTGATAAGTTTTGAGTTTTACTGAATATCTGAAGTATTTTATGTATAAAGTTTTTAGGTTTATAACATGTCATCGAATTATGTGAGCCATACATATCTTTACTCCTTAATTAAATTATGTGTTAATTGTTCTCCCCAGCTATTCTCTTCCAATTTGATCTCTATCAAGCTAGTTTTATAGTTAAAATAAAGAGTGTTATCAACATAGCCACTTAGTGGAAAAATACATTGATTACCTTTTATTAAGCATTTAAGCCTACAATCAATTTCACCCTTATTATAATTATCCAATATTTCCATAGCAACACTAGGCTCTGTAATTGGAATGAAATTGCCAGTTATATTATCAATAGTACCTAAATCAATAAAAGTCAAAGAACTAGCACTATTAACACTAGCTAATTTATTTAGCTGAACAGATTCAGGCATATCTGATGTTATGGAACCAGTTACATGTAAGCTTCCTTCTATATGTACACCATCAGTGGTATTGATATAAACTGTACCACTAGTTATTTTAACTCCACTATATTCATTTATTTCACCATCACTAAGGTCACTGCCTTCTATAACTACTGGACCATTGTATCCATAAATCTTAATGTTATCCTCAGTTACTCCAGTTTTTATAGTTATTGAGCTGTAATCATCATCACTATTATTCTTTGATTTTATTTCAATCGGACTACTACTAGCACTATTTTCAATCAAGTTAGTTTTAAATGTACCTGCCGTTAAAGTCCCTGTAACTAATGCAGTTCCTGATAAAAGAGAGGCTCCTGTAACATTAAGAGCAGGAAAATCTCCTTGATCATTTATAATCAAACTCTTTTTAAGAACAACTCCAGTATTATTTTTTATCGTTACTCCTCCTGAGGATTCAATAACTACATCTCCAGAAAGAGAATTTATATTAACATTGCCTCCTTGTAGATTTGTTGTATCTTCTGAATCAAGATTTAATGACCTGTCTGTATGAACCTCAAAGTTACCATTCTTATTAAGGACTATTCTATTAACTCCAGTACCATAATCTGTATCTTGACTAATTGAGAAAGTATCATTTATTATGTTACTACCTTTTTGAATATATGCTCCAAATGCAGTCCAAATCTCATGGTTACCATCAGTAATGGAGGTGTTTAATTCTTTAAGTATAGTTGTAAGGGATTTATTATTTGAGTCATATACTCCATCTGTATGAGTAATAGGGTATAATTTAGTAGTACTACTCCCTCCTACTAACTGATTTTCTATTAATTCTACTATTTTTCCCATAATGATTTAGATTAAAATACCACTAGTTCTTAATTGTGAGAGTAAGTTATTAAACGATGAGATTACTGTAGATAGCTCAGCAGCAGTGTCAATATTTGCTATATTATTAGATGCCTTGACAAGACCTAAAGTAGCTTTAGTTGCAGCTGAATATTTTGTATCATTATCATTACTCCAAACATATCCTTCTTCAGATTTTTTAAGTACCTGACCATTAGTTCCTCCTTCTGGAATAAACTTATATATTCTACTTGTTATTTCTAAGTAGCCATTTGTAACAACCATAGTATATACTACTAAATTACCTCCAGATATATAATATCTATAATATTCAGAGTTCTCCCCAATATTTCTGTCTCTGTAAAAAGTAATATGCTCTTCATCCTTAACTAATTCTATAATATCATAATCATTTGATATTGCAAGATCATCTATCTGAACTTCAATACCATTATTTAAATCATCTAAGGTTTCAGCACTTATCTTGATACATAAAGAGGATTTTACATTAGTCCATCCATTATCACCAAAATACCTTAAAATCCCATCATTTAACCAAAGGGAAGTAAGACTTGGTTCATTATCTGATTGTACTATATCATTATATTTTCTCATAATTTATATCTGATATTTGTTTTATTTCAATATATTTCATTGAGGCATCCAATATAGCTCTATAAAGAGGTACCCAATCTCCGTTGTAGTAAATCTTTATTACAACATCTTTAGCATCTGAAGAATCCAGCCATAAAACATCTCTGGATGTAGGCTCTTTATTAGACAGAGCCACTACTCTATAATTCTTTTGCATAATAATTAAGTCTTTCTTTTATTATTAAGAGACTGTCTTTTAATAGACAATTCCTCTTGATGTTTCCTTTTATCTAAAGCTAACTTATCTCTATCTAGTTTAAGTCTTTCATTAAACTCTCTAATCTTTTCTGCCAAGTTTGCTTTAGCTTCTTCTGAGAATTCATTCTCTGTAATGCCATCATTCTCTTTATTTTCTGATTGCATTTGAGCAATCATTAATTTGACTTCATTATCCCTAATATTAGCATTCTCTTTCTGTTGAAGTTCAGACTGTTTTTGTTCTATTTCCATTTGAGCAACTTGTTGTTGAGACTCTAATTGTTGTTGCTGCATTCTAGAATTCCTTTCTTGAATAGCTTGTTCATCTCTCTCAACAAGTCTTTGTTTTTCTGCTAATGAACTAGAACTATATAATTTCATAATAGTTGAGAATGATAAAGTTTGATTTTGGAGCGCAGCCTGTGCCAATACATCTAGTTTTTGGGAAAGTTCTTGTGTTCCCTGACCGTTATCTACCACTAAGCCATAATCTGCTTCAGAAAACTCATCTCCATCTATATCCATAACTCTCATAGAATTATCTGAAAGGATATATTGGAATTTTTTATTCCTTCCTCTTAAAGCTATCTTAGCAGTCTCTAGAAAGCACTCTAATACCCTCTTTTTGACATCATCATGTTGGGTAAATAACCATTCAGTTATATGTGAAGATTGTAAAGTAGCTCTTTCAACCCCTCCTACAGTTTCCCTGTTACTTACTTGCCCTTCTCTTTGCCTTGTAATACCTACAACTTCTGACATCTCCATCTTAATAAATTCAAGAAAATTAATTTGTTGTTGAATTGAATTTCCAAATTCAGCATCAATTACTCCAGAAGAAGCATTATTAAGTGCTCCAGATAATATACCAGTAGAGGCTCCTACATTACCTTCCTTAAAACTATCTATTACAGCCAAGCCATTTACTTTAGCATAATATATCCACTTTTCTACATCCCATCCCTTAGGTACTTTAGCTAAGTCAAGATTTATTATCTTACCCCAATTCCTGGATAACATCTTATTTAGTCTATCATGGATAGTATCATATAGGTAATTATATTGCTTCATTATATCCACTAGAGAGAATGGTCTATTATCATTGAGATTATATATAGACCCTATAATACCAAAATGGCATCTTGATAGATTACCCATTCTATTATATTGAATAGCTCTTGGTCTCATATTTACATAAATATCAGTACCTATCTTAGTTCCCTCCCAAGCTTCATTAATATAAAATGACTGCTCTTCTTCTCCCATATCCTTATTGGCAATATACGTTTCAGGATAAAAACTATATATTTCCTCTCCAGTTTCAGGATCATAAGATTTCACTTTCTTAATTCTTCTTTTTGACTTCCAGTATACTCTAAGTACTCTTAGATTACCTGCTAAATCATATGGAAGGAGTGAATTTGATATTGAATCCGAAAATAAATTAAGAGGGTCAAAATAAAAACCATCAGTGCTTATTTCTTCCCCAATCATGTTATTGTTTACATATCCATATCTCTCATCAACATTGTCCATAGAATCTACAGCAGCTTGGCCTACATGATCAGGGAGTTTTTCTATATACTCTATATCTTTCTTACTTAAAGACTCATAATAAGTGTCTATTACCTTACCTGGACTCCAATAATCTTCAATGATTATTATATCAGCATCCTCTATCTTAGAGGAATATCCAGACTTAAATACTCTTACTTTTAATGGATTAAGTCTTTCTATAACAGGTTCTCCTCCTACAATATCACATTGGTAAATCTCTTCACCAACTGCCATTGCATCCATAAACCCATTATTAAATAATAGTGGCATATTATATTCCTTCATGTAATGATTAAGAAGAGCATTTGCTCTAATCTCTCTCATATCCTGCCATTCATAAGAGTAGTAATCATTAAGCTTTTCGATTTCCTGATTGAATTCCTCTTCAGATTGAGAAGAGTTAGCTATAATATATTGAAGTTTCTGAAATAGCTCAGCTTTTTTATTATTTTCAATTTCAGATATTGCATTAGGATTAGTTATAACTACCCTAAAATCAAATACCCTCTTAGATTCTTCTCCCCTAAGAACATTTAATTTGCTGTTCATAATAGGGTAATGTTGGATTCTATCAGGAATAAATCCTGCTTTTATATTATCAGGATTAATGATAAGCTCCAAATCAGTCATGTGGAGCTTACCATTCAACAAGTCATAATTAATCTTTTTATGAATCACAGACTTCCTCACAAGGCTGTAATTAAAGAAGGTTTTACTGTCTGCCCAGTCTAAATGCTTCTTTCTCCAAGCCCTATTCTTTCTATTAAAAGGTAGTTGTTGTGGTGGTAAATTTATTAATTCAGACATATGATTCACTCTATTTTCTGCAAATATAAATAAAGAATTGTATCTATGCAAGTATATAAGTAAATTACTAAGTAAATATACTTATTTCTTGTTAAATATTTAATTTAAATCTAGCATCATAATTCATCTTGAAGAATGGATCATTACCTAAATAAGATGTAGGTGCTTTCTCTTCTTTGTTCTTACTTATATCCCCATTATACAATATCATTTTATCTTCCCTAAGAAGCATTAACATGCCCATAGAAGATATTCTATCAAAGTTCCCTTCTTGATTATATTGAATAAGCTCCTTAATAAGTGCTCGTGATCTTATTGTATACAAATTGTATACAGTTACCTCCTTCTCTTCGCCATCAATAACTTGTATCATAGGTGTTGGGGCTAATAGCCAGGACCTCAATAGATTCTTTGCATAAGCATTTATTGCTGCTGTAGCATTAGTTCCCTTAGTTTTATTACCGAAGAACCTACTACCTTTAATCATATCTTTATCCTTTAAGAAATTAAGCACATCAGTAAGTAAGTATAAGCAATTCATCTTTGAGAAATATGCAAATAATCCTTTCTTATTATTTTCGTAATTCATTCTACCACTGTAAAATAAACACAGCTTTCTACAAATCTCATAAAAATCATCTGCAAATAATGGCCTTCCTGTATATTCAGCTACTATCTTATCAGTCCATAAGTCCAATACAAATACTGAACCAAGAGACATAGTATTCGATTCATCATCATCATATGGATCACAGCCTAATATATATCTATTATCAAATACCCTTCCTGATTTATCCTTCTCAGGCATTTTATATATCTCAATAGCTCCGCTTATCTTATTATCTTTATGTGGAAAATCTCTTATAGGTTGACTTGAAGTGGGAGAAAATCTCACTTCCTTACTCTCATCAATGATTAATTCTCCTACATAAACATCATCAAACTCTTTTGGATTTGAATCTATTTGTCCTAATCTCTCACTAAGATCAGCTACTGGAAATATGTTAATACCTGTCTTTACAATAGCTTCAGCGGGAGTAATTGGAATTTCTGCAATAGTTTTAACTATAGTATTAGGGTCAGTAGAGTTATATTTGACTCTATATCTATTGAGGAGTATTTCTATAAGAGCTTTTATTACATCAGACACACCATCTTCATTGTAACATCCTTTCCTATTAACATATCCAGGAAAGAAGAAAACAAAGTAGGGTTTACCTTGGTTATATTTATCATATACATTAGGTATTGCATACATATTATAACCTTTGGGGTTATACATAATTTCCTGAGCACCAGCAAAGTCTGATTCATTATCACCTGCCGTGTTATGAGTAATTATATTATTAGCTAAATAAGTATGGCTAGCACAAGCAGATAAATTATAAATAGTCTGTTCCCCTATATCTTCAATAGAAGTCACTTTATAGACTAAATAATCTTTGGAGTAGCCACACTGCTTCTTACTTGGATTATTATTGAACCATTCTACTAATTCTACACATTTATCTCTCTTATAAGATACTAGTAAAGATAAGACAGAAGCAGCTCTCGTTAGATTTTCCCTACCATTGATGACTAAAGTATACCAAGGATTTCTATCTTTCTTACCTTGTTTAATAGTAGGCTTAGTCTTAATAATACTCCCTATTACTCCGAATTTTCTCCATAGTATACTTATTTGCTTCAGAATTTCTTTATTAGATTGAGTCAGTCCTATATAGCTATTCTTTCCTTTACTATAAATGCACCCATCTGTATCATATAACCCAGACAATAAGTCTATAGTATTCTCTCTATTCAAAGTTTGGTAATTATCAGGCAATCTTTTACAAGTCTTTACCTGCCCATAAATACCTATCTCTCTAAGTTCACTACATATTCCTTTAATTCTAATATCCTCGTAGGTTAATCCTTTTTTGGTGATATGAGTTGCACTTAATCCCCAATCATATTTTCTCTTAACATAATCTAGGAGTTCTATATTTTCTGAGCTGTACTTAGGAGTATTATCTGTACCATAAGAACCATCTCCTATAAGCATTCCTACTAATCTAGCATCAAAAATGGTATCATCGCCAAATATGGAAACCTCTCTACATTCACAGACTCTATCTCCTACTTTAATTTCATTAGCTCTTTTGAAATCCTCTTTAAATGACATTCTTCTCTTATTCTCTTCTTTATATGAAGTAATTCTCTTAGAGAATTTAGTTTGCACTAATATAGGATGGTCTTCTGAACACTCTATGAAATTACCATTACTTAATGTTATTCTATAGCAGTGCTTAGTAGCGGGCTTAATTAGTTTTCCTATAGGCTCTCTAGTTATTCCATTACTAACCACTTTAAGATTATCAGTAAAAGCTGTACCTCTATGAAATCCTATAATACCGTCTTCTTTCTTTAACTCCTCTATATTTATATATCTACCATTATGTGTCCACACCTTGGTTCCAGCACAAACACAACCCAACATATAGATTTGTCCAAAGACAATATCACCTTCCTGCACTGAAGGCAAAAGCACATTATACAAATCAACTAATCTTGGGAATGTATTATGAGTAATAGTTAAATCACCTAACACAAACAGGTGATTTTTATCTACTGTAAATCCATAATATTCATCTACTTTGTAAGGTTCTACTCTAAAAGTGTAATCATTCCAACATTTCCTGCTCTTATATGATGTAGCTCCTATGCCCTTTTTTCTACCTATCTTAGTTGGAATAATAGATAGGTCTCCACTAATTCTAAGTCTATAATGTAGAACACCTTTCTTCTTTCCAGTACCAACTCTTGAAGTCATGGAGCATTTAAGTCCATTACATTCACACATGAATTTCACATCATCCAATATGTGTTTTCTGTCATATCTTTGGGTTATCTCAAAGAAGTTCTTCTTGGAATTATAAGTACCATCAGTATCTATTAGCCCAGCAATGACCTGTAGTTGCACTTCTGGAGCATTTACCTTATAATCTTGTGGTACATGCTTATTATTATACAAGTCATATTCTGAAAAAAGCCTATTATATACATGAGTAGATTTGCTTATATGAAATACTTTACATGAACCAGACTGACTTAAATCTCTTATAGTACCTTCATAATTATCTGATAACCAACTCAACACTTCTACATCTTCATTAGCAATATCTAATCTTGTTGAGTCTCCATCACCCAACCATAATCCTAAGAAATAAGGATTTATAGCCACAGGGATATAGGGGAAATGTATTGTTGCCTTTGGAATATAATATCCTTTATCCAAGTTCTTAATCTCTAAAAGTTCAGGAGCAGTTAAAGTATGTTCTGTGTAAGTGCCATTGTTCCAATTATACTTTTTGAAATATACTGGATGGTGACTATTCACTATTTGATAATCTCCATTTGATAGTGTTATTTTATATAATTGGTCTGTACCATTATACAATTCTTGTACTACCCTTGAAGTATTATCATCTCCCATTAATATATCCCCTACTGCAATATCCTCTACATTCTTAATAGAGCCATCATACATCAAAACCTTAGTACCCTTTATGTGGCAACCAAACTCCTCGATAAGAATCTTGGCAGCTCTCTTACCTCTCAACTTAGATTCATCATCCTTAGATGATACTCCTAATACTGTATTTTGGGTTCCCATCTCAATATCAAGATCTACATCTCTATAACCCATTATCCAAGTCATCTCTTGAAGAGAGTTCTTCAATCTCTTCCTTGGGAATTGAGTATTGGCTGCACAGAAATTAGCCATATCTACAAACTTATTAAGAACACCATCTTTAGTAAGGTACTCCTTCTGATAGGCAGTAACTATACCCTTTAACTTTTCATATGCTGTCTCATTTTCTCCTACTACAAATATATGACTAAGTATAGATGCAAGGCTATATGATTTACCTTTACCCCTAGAAGCAAGCTCAGCCATGTGTTGACCACCATTAAAGTTATTATACGGGCCTCCATTAGAAGCTTGGTCTAAGCAATGAAATCTCCAATATATCCCTTCCCAACACTCAGGAAGTGCTTCTATTCTATCTGCTCTCTTAGATTTTCTAATTCTCCCATCCTTATCCTTATATTCTCTTACCTTAGAGAGCATCATAGGAGAATAATTCAAGAACCAATACATATATCCTGTAATCCACTCTCCATCACTTTCTCTAACATACCCATCCCATATTCTTCTCCTTTCTTCTCTTATCCATTTACCATATTCACTATTAGGATTAGCATTAGGTCTGAGATTAGTAAGAGTTCCATACTTCTCATAGTGTATAGCAGTTGGCCTAAAATAATCCATATCCTCAAGTATATGAGGATTGGCCAAATCTACAATAATCCTCCCTTTATCATCTCTTGGCCTATCTTTAGCATACTCTCTTGTAGGACTTATGAGTCTTTTAACAAACTCTACATTATTTATAATATCAAACAGCTGATCTTGAACTTCTTGAGGAAGACCATTAATTAACTCCTCAGTCAACTCAGTCTGATACCTATTCATTTGAATCCTCTGAAACTCCATTATACTCTCCCTTTATAATCTTTTCATAAAAACTAGAATGCATCCAATTAAATATCATTTCACTGAATATGATATTAATCTCTCTTATCACATCCTCTTCTTGACCATTAAGAACCTTAGCAGAATGCTGTAATGTTAATACTCTATGTGACTTCTTATCCTTAACAAACCACAAGGTATATTTGTAAATCTTGTAAGCTCTAAATGAAGAATGTGGTTCTACTTCTTTATGAAGAATTAAATGACCAGTAGTTTTAATACCGCTTTCCTCTCTCTTTGCTTCAATATGCCTATTGAGGCCTTCTACAATATCTTCTGTTTTCATATATTTATGCACTTAAATCATCCTCGAAGATTGTTTTCTCCCCAGACCCTCTCATTCTTCCTGACTCTCCCATTTCAGAATTGAGAGCCTTTTCTGCCTCATTAAGATCTTTTACAAGGAGAGGTATTTGCTTAATGAGAGCACCCACTTCCTTTAAATCCTTAATCTCAAGCTCATCAAATTCCTGTTCCTTTAGCCTCTTCCTATATTTATCAACCATAAATCTTGTATCCTCAAGAAGTAGAGCAGAAATTGGTTTAAATGACATATAGAAATTCATAGCTTCTGTAACTATCTTATCAGGCTGCCATTTAGGAGGTAACCCTTCCCCCTCTTTTATGGCTTCCATTCTTTCCTTATCATCCACAAGATATTGATAGTCACTTCTTGGATCAGCCATAAAATAGATAAAACCAAGTTCCATTATAGCCCTATCTTTATTAATAGTCCTATCTCTTTGCCATATCTGCCTAAATGGTTTTAGGGCAAAGGCTTCTTCAGATATTACTACCTTATAACCTTCATATTTGAATAATCTCATTACTTTTCTCTTCCTCTTAAATGGTTTGACAATTTACAAATGAAAATCTTTAAGCTCTCTTGTAATACAGTTCCTACTCTCTTCAAGAGTAGTGAGATCTACTACTCTAATCATTACATATTTAATACTTATAAAATCTGGTGAAAAAAAAAGAATTTGTCAAGAGCAGATTTCCTGATAAATTCTTTTTTTTAATCATATAATTAGTTTTTATTATCTAGTTAAGATAATTAGGAGATTTAATAACTGGATCTGGAGTTTCCTCATACTCTTCTACTATGAAATCAATATCTCTATCTTGCAGTAACAGACACTGTTTTCCATCCATTTCAATAACATCAAAATTATAAGTAGTGACTGGGTTGTCAGTTATAACACCATCTTTAAGGGAACCTTCCTTATGTTTCTTTACTGCAAACCTTGTGGGGTTTATACATACTAGATCACCAACTTTAATATCTCTTACTGAACTTCCTACTGCAAGCACAGTTTGGTACTCTTTCAGTCCTCCTTGTTGTCTATTCACATTAATTATTCCGCTAAGAGATATTTCATCATGATCATATCTATCCATAGTGGTAATAAGTGCTGTAAACAAAGGTTTCACTTTCTTAATCGTTATCATTGTTTATACGATTTTAATATATCTAATCTCTTCTTTGCTCCCATCATACTACTAAATGTGCAAGTTAGCTTACCTAATGATGGAATATTAAAGTTTGTCCTTAACTTAGCAAACTCTTCTTCACTAATATCTTCCTTTAAGGGTAGAGATTGTATAGTTTGTCTTATAAATTTCCAATAAGATCTATAAGCTAAACTTACTACTTCCTTAGGAATATTCAGCTCTTTAGCTATCTTATTTATCGCACTAATGTAATTCATTGTAATTCAAAGAGTAACAATAGTTTAAAAGAGCCATTTTCTTCATTTACGTTTGGAATAAATCTTGGATTTATCCTACCATCTATTATGACTTTACTCTTTCTTAACTTGCTCATAATTACTTGAAAGTGAGGGAGAGTGATATTACACTCTTCCCTAACTTTTCTCTTTGTATCTTCACTCATTGTAACTCTATCAAGGATATTATCATCTTTGATAACTTTACTAAGTTCATATCTATGCTTTACAAAACTTGTAATTACATCAATTTCTCTATCAGTCAATTTGTGGAAAGGATATAAAAACTCAAACCAATATCTAAAGAGTCTGCCATTTAATGAAGTAGGAATTCTTATTACATTGTCAGCTTTCCCATTCATATAATTAATTTACTCCTCTGGTTTATCTTTATTTTCTGTAGTACTTTCCTCTTTTGGAATGGTCATTAGCTCTTCGATTTCAGCGGTACATCTGCTTACAAATGACTCAGTAAAATTGGATTTATTTACTACTACTTTAAACAGACATTCTAATCTCTTGAAGGCGTTACTTACATTAGCTTCTTGCAATTTTGCATATAGCTGCCTGACTTGTTCACTTAATTGATGGGCAACATTTTCTAGCTGTTCATAGGTCAATTTTTCAGATTTATTATCAGTAGATTTGATATTTTCTGAACCTGTTTTTACTTCTTTATTCTCTTCCATTCTTTTTAATTATTAAAGGTTTACCATATTTTTTCTTGTATATTTCCTCCCAAGATTCTATATCAGTAGAATCTATGTTAGTAGATCCGCACTCATCACAATAATCTATGTTATCCTCAAGTATTACAATCTTTAGTGATAAACAGTTTTTACAGTAAGCTACTGGAATTGAATTATAATCTTCATTGGAGTCATTTCCACTTATATTATTTGAGATTTTCATAAATTCGCTTCTTTAATTCATTAGTATACCTACTGCACACTTCCTTTCTCTTGCTTGTATTAGCTCTATTATTAAAAGGTCTTTTTGGTGCAATATACCCATCACTAGTTATATTTCCTCTATTTATAGCTCTTCTTACTGACCTAAACTTATTGACTCCATAATAGGTAATTAAACGTAAAGGTCTATTATCTTTTATATAGTTCTCAAACTCCTCTTGATTCATTAAGTCTCTTTCAATTTTCTTTCTCTCCTCTTCCATATATAATACTATATCAGTGCTCTATAAAATACTAGAATAAATTGATTACTCTCTCTCAATAGAGAGACAATATCTTCTTTTTTTATTCCCTTCTCATTAGAGATTTTTACAATTTCTCTAATTGTACTAGAGGTTACTACATCCATAACTTTATGGACTGACTTATCATTATAAGTCCTTACAGTTTTGGTTAATTTATTCTCTTTATTCCCTTCCATACTTAAAAATGGAAAATAAATTTAACAATTTATTGAGGCTCCTATCAGAGTTGAACTGATATTACTGGGTTACAAATCCAGCCTTCTACCATTGAAGTAAGGAGCCATTGTAGCTTAAGAGGGACTCGAACCCTCACAGCCTCAATGGCCAAAGGATTTTAAGTCCTTCGTGTCTACCATTCCACCATTAAGCCATCACCTTAATAAGGTCTATTATCACAGAGTTCAAACAAGTACTTATATTTTAAAATATTGTGAATGAATGTCTCACATTCAGATCTAATACCTACATATATAATATCTCCAGGTATTTTTTCATAAAAGTCTAAAGTACCATTTCTTACTTCTTTAATAAAGTCTATAGCATTTAACTTATCACTTAGAATCCCCTTGATAGAATTAGGTTGCATCTTCCCCAAAATGCCCATATACTCTTCAGCTAAACTATCTTGGTAGTCTGATAATACATCAAGAAATTCATCAAGATATACATGTATATTCTTTTTAGGTGCTGCCCAATGCAAATTCTTACATTTAGTTTTCCACCCTTCAAGTTGATTCAAGAAGTCAATAAAGAACAGAGAGCTGGATACTTCTGTACTTCTGCTTGTCTCCATTGGAGTAAATAGGTTATCTTCTTCAAACATATTTCCTTATTTTAGTATTGCAAAGTTAAGTAAAATAATTGGGATTATCAATCAATTTCCTAATTATTTTCATATTATTTTTTTTAGTACCCCCTGCAAGACTCGAACTTGCAATGCCAAAGCAACTGGTTCTAAGCCAGTCATGTCTACCAATTCCATCAAGAGGGCACATTGTGTTTCCACTTGGGCTTGAACCAAGGACCCCCTGATTATGAGTCAGATGCTCTAACCAACTGAGCTATGGAAACATTATTTCCTTTTGTTGATATATGGTATATACCTCAACTACTCTTTTATTTATAGCTGCCACAGTAGATTCCGACACTACAACCTTTTGATTAACAGTCAAATGCTCTTCCTTTGAGCTATGTGGCAATATATTACTCTCTTATTTGAGAGTAATAGCACCTTCTATAAAGAAGGTGCTATGATAATTATTAAATCAAAAATCATTAATAAAGTAGTTTCTTTAACCTCTAACTACCAAAAAGAGGGTTCAAGCAAAAAGCTCTATATTATGAAAACATGGTGTGGAGAATGAGAGACTCGAACTCTAAATTTTTTCTTGCAAAGAAAACGTGTTGCCAATTACACTACAAACCCCACTATGAGCCTATAAGCATAGTACTCTACTTATAGTTGTTTACTCCTTATCTATCCATAATCAATAACCCTTGTTATTGAGAAGTAATCGAAACTTCATACAGGAGGTAATCTCATAGTATAGTAGATAGGACTCGAACCTACATCTTCTGCATCCCAAATGCAGTACCTTACCAATTAGGCTACTACTATATATACTGCGGAGAGATGAGGTCCCGACCCCCAAACAATTTTATTGTTCCCATTGTTTTCAAGACAAGTCTCAGTCCTACTGAGTTATCTCTCCATTTGCCTACCTACCTCTGTAGGATAGGACTTTAGTAGAGTAGATAGATTAGCAGAGTGTGGGAGAATTGAACTCCAATCTCTTGATTGACAGTCAAGCACATTAACCACTATGCTACACACTCTAAATTATAAAAACTATTATAAGATTTCCTAAAACCAATCTTCCTTGGATTACATTACAAATGTAAGTATAATATTTGAATTATGCAATCTTTTCTTCAATTACTTTTCAACTTAAATATCATTCTCTTGTCTTGAAGACATATAAAAGAATTGATTTCTAGGTTTGATCTATATTCTCTTTGGGTTAAGACCTGCTAGCCTGTTAGCCCAAGTCTCAGCATAAAACTTGAAGTAGTTCCATTTAATTCCTACCTTACTACATAGGTAATATGCTATGTTATGTAGTAATGATGGGATTACTATTACTATCAAATATAGTGGGCCTAATATATCAGATTGTTTACTGTGCCCACATTTATGTCTCATAGATTCTTCTGATATAGGACCATTGATGAAGATATAATCTCCTAGAGGTATACATGAAGGTAAAATATTACTCAATATAATAATATTGCCATCTACTATACCACATCTATATGCAGTTTGACATAATATACCTTCTATACATAAAGCAAGTATATTCTGTGGTAATTGCCATAACCATTTGATTGAATCCTTGATATAATCTGTAACTCTCATTTTTATATAAAATATCCCTGGAATTTTCTTTTAGAGAAAAAAAGAAAATTCAAAGACTAATAATCTTCTCATTCAATTACTAACTTCATTAAGCCCGTTCTTTTAATACCCCTAAAGTGTGATTCCCTGTGCTTTTTCTCAGATAGATGCGCTCACACAACTTAATTTATATAGTAATCATTTTAGTAGTATCGGGGACAACCTCAAGAACTATGTAAAAGTGTTCTCTACTAACCCGACTTCTGACCCATTACTTTTTTACCTCGTGGGTGATAGGTATATCTATCTATACCTCTACTAGGGCACAAAGATATGTAAAAAATTTGATATATGCAAATATATAAATAAAAAAGAATTATTGAGATAAGAATTTTTTTTTTTGAAATTTTTTTTTTCTAATTTTTTTTTTTCTTGGTATTTACAGAAGTGGTAGATACACCAACCACACCCTCCCCATCACTTAACCCAAGGGGGTCCTACCCCCGTAGCTAAAACAATTTCATTATTAACAAATTAACACCTTACCATTATGGAAAAGAATTTAGTATTCAATGACACTCTGACAGTAGAGCAGTTCAAGGCACAAATGAGTGTATCACGCATTGATGTGAAGAAGAATCCCAAGACAGGCAAGCTCTTCTTCACCTATGGTGCAAAGACAGGTGCAGTTGCAGTCAAAGGCATTCCACAGCATCCAATGCTGAGCAATGTCACTGGCTCTGATGGTTCTAACTTCTGGCTTCTGCATGAGGAAGGTCAGGGAGGTGCACCTGTATTGGCAAGCTTCTAAGGGATTGCAGGCTTTATGCCTGCTTTCCTTTTTATTTCCTCTAAGCATTAATAGTGTTTAATCCTTTGAACATTAATAGTATTTGTGTGTAAAAGTTATATGAGTAAGCATTAGTATGCTCTTAGTATAACTCCAAGATATGTTACACATTATATTATATGTAATAGGATTTAACCCTGTTAGTGTATGGAGTGAGATAAGATGTGCTCTATTTACATCTCTTCCTGACAAGAGGATTAGAGAGGTAAGTAGAGTATTTAGAAGTTCAGTTCATTGAGTAAGTAGGATAGGATAATAGAGTGTGGAATACACTTTATATCCTATCTCCTTTGTTTTGTGAGATAGTACTGACATTTTGTCAGTCTGTCATTAATCTGTAACTTGTTGATTTATTGAGAGTTAACAACACCCTCCCACAAATACCTCTCATCAAAATCACAGTCAGTAAAACAATTATTCAATAATATATGACTGTTTTTACTGTTACAGTGATTACGTATATACTTTTGTTAAGCCTTATGATGATTAAACTATGGCAAGAAAACATACATATCACCGAGAAAACTGTGACTGTTTTGTAAGAGAAGTCATAGTAGATGTCTATGGAAGAACAATAGTTCTGGGTGGACAACATGCCTTTGAATGGTCTATAACTATTCACACAAGAGAAAGAATAGTAAAGACTGTTTATCCTAATGGCAGAGAAGCAAGAAAAGAGTTCTACAAATATAAAAGAAAGAAGTGATGGATTTATTCATATACTTATTAGTAGGCTTACCATTAAGCCTACTCTTTCTTTATATCATATTTGATGCAGTAAATGGAGATAACAAATGAAATACATTCTATTATTACTATCAATTATGGTATGTTCTTGTGGACCACAGGAGCCATTTGAAGAACAGAGAGAAACAACAAAAGTAGATTCAAGTTATTACTTTAGAAATATGGCAGAATTAGAACTTGAAACACAGCAAGTGGTAGAAGAATCCATTGCTTGTGACTATGGCAAACAGTTTACATGTCCTAACTGTGGTGAGCCTTTTGATGGACATGAGTGTGAGAATTGTAAATACACAGAAGAAAGATGAAAAGATTCAAGCTTATACTTAAAGGAGTGTTACTATGGGTAACAGCCTTTGCAGTTATACTCTTCATATCAGGAGTAGATAGCATTTATGACAATGGATATTTCATACACTCAATCATTGTGTGTGTAGTATTATGTTATACTTGCTATAAGCTAATATCTGAAGAGGAATTTGAAATATTGACTCTCTATAAATGGTTTAACAAAATAACAGGAGAAGAATCATACGAACAATAATTGTAATTTTCACAGAAAGGAGGCTATCTCTCAATGAGGTAGCTTCTTATAAGAGATACAAGTTCTTGTGCAACTATGATGCTGTATCTCTCTATGATATGGTAGAAGACCCAAGATATACTGGTAAGATGATGGTAGTAGAGTTTACTTGTGATACTGATAGAGTTCAGCAAGGAATAACATTGAAAGACATCTATATTACCAAAGTAAATGGGCAAGTTATCAATCAGCCTGCTGGATTGGTTAATGGTAGCTTAGCAGGAAGTAATTTTGACATTGACAGACAAAGAAATAATAATATGGAAAATTGGCAAATAAATAAAGTTTTCTATTATGAAGTTAATGGTAGAAAATTCTATAATAAATCTGAAGCAGATGAATACTCATTAAAGTTGTTCTTAACTGAAGAAATAACTAAATTGTGGAGAAAATCTAAAGTTTGAGATGACCATACAATCTATATAGATGATGATAATAAAACTATCATTGTTTGTATTTATCATGAGCCATTAGTTGATGATTGGAATGTTGGTCATTATGGTTGTACTGCTCCTACAATAAATGATAAAAATGAATATAGAAAGTATAGTACTGTTCAAGAATTTTGTAAACACTATAATTCATTTATTGTAGAATTATTTAAAATAGCAGATTCAATTGATATAGAAAAATTGTCTATGATTTGTGCTGAAGAGACTATAAATAAAATGAATCTTTATAAGAGTATGGTAGAGCAACTTAAAACTAAGATAAAGTAAAAAGGCACATCCTAATATAATTATTTCTATCTGGATAAAATGAATCATAATATAGGTCTGGATAGAATAATTTTAATATTAACAACAAAATCTATATTATATAAAAGCCTTCTAGACATTAGTTTATAATTAGCCGTACAAGGAACAATGTGTTAAGATAGCAAACATATTGAGGCATATTTGATATAATTATAGTGCTATCTCCTGTTAATATGCTATCTAATTAATAGGAGATATTTGCTCTCATAGTTCAGTGGATAGAACAACTCTCTCCTAAAGAGTAGACACAAGTTCGAGTCTTGTTGGGAGTACTGAGGTATTTACTCATATAAGGTAATTTGATTGTTTTTAGGTAAAGGATTTTTAGTTCGGGTGACATATTGTCACTACAGGTCAAAGGTTCGTGAGAATATTTGACCTTTTGTGATGTCTCCATAGCTCAATTGGATAGAGCAACAGACTTCTAATCTGTAGGTTGTGAGTTCGAGTCTCACTGGAGATACAATGTCTATTTAACCACTATTTCCTGACCATGCTGGGCAAAATGACTGAAAATGTGGTGCTGGTAGGTAAGCTACTGTTTCTTGTTTTAGCTTGTACTTTGTTCTTAGAAAAGAATCAAAGCAATAGGGAATCACATTGGGAATGTATAGCTTAATGGTAAAGCAGCGTGGTACCACTTCAAAACAATGAGAGCAAGATGTAGGTTCAACTCCTACTACATTCCTATCTTATAATGGGGCATGATTGGTTTTGATTACTGATTATTTGGTAAGAGAACATGCAAAGACTGATGGAAAGACATCAAACAATTAAATGGCACATCCTATAGAATTGCTGCCTGATTTAGGCTGAGTAGCACTTACTTGGAAACAGAAAGGTGTATTGCCTTAATAAATGGTTCTCTGTTTTATAGATTAAGGCACTTATGAAACAAAAATAGAGGTTTATATATGATAAGATTAATCTACTTTAAAGTCTTATCTGTAACTATGAGTAGGTAGGAAAATTTCCTTATCAAATAGGAATATTATTAAATTGACAGATAACTAACTGTATAACAAATAAGTAAGCATGTGAAATTCTTTGATTATAACAAGTGCAATACTCCTCAATGTGAGAGAGTTGATGGGTATTATTGAAGCCTTGAAATATACTCTTCACGTTAAAATGACAGAGGAGTTGAGAGAAAAAGCAGATAAGGGAGAAGCTACAGCAAGAGATGCAATAGCTGCTCTTATGCTTGCTATAACTATGAAGAAAGAATCTGAAGAAGATTAATAAACATGAGTGAAATCAAGTTAAGTCTGAGTATTGAGCTTCGAGGAAGCACAATGTTCAGCAAGGAGGAGTGCCTTAAAACAACTCACAAAGTGATTGAGAAGAAGACCAAAGCTGGTAAAATCTACAAGAAAACCATTGAGGTAAAAGTAGAGGATTGGGACAAGATGGAGAAGCACACTATGAGAGTGACTGACACAGATGGCACCAATCCAGAGATTATCACTTTCCATACAAGGAAGTGTAAGCCAGCTACACGGTCCCTGAACATGAGCAAAGAGGCTTATGAATATATGATTGATAAGGATTCTTGTCCTTCATGGTCTGAGCCTGGCAAGTGGGCTGCAATGAGTGAAAAGGAAAGACTTGAAGCTCATTTGCAGAGAACCTGTGAGCATGTAGGAGGTAAATCTTTCACTTATGAAGTGTTAGGAGATTAATTATCTCAGTGTAAGAAGAAAGGAGTATGCTGAATAAGCTGCTCCTTTCTTTTTTTAGTGTAAACTGATTAAATAATAAGGTTATTATGACTAAAAAAAAAGTATAACATAGTCTTAATGCCAAGGTAAATGATGGAGATATGGCAGAATTTGTATATTTCAAGAATGCTTGTAGGATGTGGTATCCTGTAGGACAGTATTTCTCTTCAGATAACTTTGATTATATAAGAGAAGCTGCATCTTCCATTAATAAAGTGTTCCCAACAGGTAAACTTATCTTGGTGGTAAGAGGTCATTCAGGCTCCATACTTGCAGGTAGTATAGCATATATACTGAAAAGGAAAGGTAGAGAAGTGTTAATATCTGTATCAAGGAAAGCAGAATCTACTCATGGTGACAATCTTGAAGGTGTATATCCTTCATGTATTTCAGATGATACACACATAATAGTTATTGATGATTTTGTCCAATCAGGTGAAACTATTGAGGCTATACTCAAAGATTTGACTGAAAGAATAGAGGGTGTGGAAGTATTTGACATATTATGTGTTGCTAATCACTGGGATGAGGATGATTTGACTGAGGAAGGAGGAAAGAGAGGAACTAACAGATATTGGGAGGCAAACAAAAGGATTGCTTCTCATTTTGAGTATATATTGTGCAACAGACCAGATGAGAAATGAAAGTATTAGTGGTACTACTTCTATTCTACTTAGTATGGGCATACATTAGGTATGACCCTAAGTTGGATTGGATAGAGAAAGAGGGTAAAACCCTGCACATCATACTGTGGTATAACAAGTATTATTGGAGTGGGGAAGTAAAAAGAGTCTATGTAAAACTATTTTGAGACATGATAGAATTTGGAACTAAAAGGTCAGGTGGTGGTAAGAAATCAAGACTTCATAAGAAGTTTTCAAGAAAGAAGATAGACAGGGTAGGTGAGAAAGTTGCTGGATGGTTTAGAAGAAATTGGTATGATGATAGTTATCCTTATTTCAGTGGAAACCTTCATAAATTTCTCTTATCTAATGTAGGCAGACCTGTTGATAAAGTATTCTCTGAGTTTTTGGGTAGATGTAGAACATCAGCAAAGAGGTACAATCTTAAGCATGAGTTCTATAGCATGTTTGAGGAAAAAGAGGATATTGGCTGTTGGGGAGGATTCTATCTTACTAATGGTATTATCAACTATAAGAAGAAAAGAAAATCTCATCCCTGAAAACCTCAATGCCATATGCAAAAGATGTGAAGAAACACATAAAAAGCAATATTTAGGGAAGTTTTGGGTAGATTATAAAACCTTTCAAGAAGTGTACATCATAGAAAGAAAGGTATGGGATGATTGGATTTATGACTATAATACATTCAAACTCACGCAACACTACAAGAGATGTTATCTTTATGGAGTAGGCTCAGGTGCACATAAGCATTCTTGGACTTCACAGAGTAGATTACATCCAAGAGTTACTTATGGAATAGTTGATTCTTTTGATCTTATGAGAGATAAGTCTGATATTATATTCATTACTAAATACAAATCCCAATAAGAAATACAATTTTATTAAAAGGAGTATGAAAACAAGTACAATAAGTAAGCTGGTGGTATGGGTTATCTTATTTATAATCCTACTTAATGTAGGATTTAGTATGATAACAATGCCTAATACAATAGGGAATGTGATTGGGTTTCTTATTGTAGTAGCTATAGTGGTTATTTCAATCAAAACAAAATGTCTAACAACTATTAAATTCAATAAGAAATGACTGAAGAAAAAGTGAAACAAGGTGAAGAACTACTCAGGAGGCTAAGTAGACTCAAAGACCAAAGAAGCAGGTGGGAGAAGGGAGTATGTTTCTTTAGACTTGAGCTTGCTGATGTCACGGGGTATAATGGGAGGCAGAATACCTTCAGTATAGATGATTCCTTTATCAACTTTAATGAGGTCAAGCTACTTGCCATAGCCAAGATTGATAGGAGAATTTCAGAAGTTCAGGAGGAGTTTGATAGGTTGTAGAAAGAAACCAAATGTTTAACAATAAATTAAAAGAAAACATGAAAAGTAAGTTTATTAAAGGGCTTTTGTTCACCTTTATGGTGATGACAAGTGTGATGTTCACCTCTTGTGGTTATGAGAGGGTGGATGCTGGTTATGAAGGCATCAAAGTGAATCTTTATGGTGATGACAAGGGAGTGGATGACATTACTCTTGTCACTGGTGCAGTATGGTATAATCCTGTTACTACTGCTGTGTATGAGTATCCTACATTTGTACAGACTGTAGACTATGCTCCATTCAGTATCAATGCCAAAGATGGTAGCTCATTTACAGTAGACCCTACTATCTCCTTGAAAATTGTAGATGGCAAATCTGCTGAGGTATTCAAGAAGTATAGGAAGGAGGATATTACTGAGGTTATCAATACAACTCTGTACAACTATGTAAGGAATGCTTTCAGAATCCAGTTGAATAATTACACTACTGATGAACTGGTGAGCAAAAGAGAAGAGTTTGAGAAAGCTATTGAAGATAGACTGGCTAAGGAGTTACTTGCTGAGAATTTTCAGTTAGAGCAGATGACTTCAGGTCTGCAATATCCTCGGACTCTTGTAAATGCTATTGATGCAAAGAATGCAGCAGTTCAAGAGGCTCAGAAAGCACAGAATGAGGTATTGAAGATTAAGGCAGAAGCTGAGAAGAAGATTGCAGCAGCAGATGGTGAAGCACAGGCTTTGAGAATCAAGGGTGATGCAGAAGCAGAGTATAATAGAAAGATTGCTGCATCCTTATCTCCTTTGATTGTACAGCAAATGATGCTTGACAAGTGGGATGGTGAATTGCCTGTATATGGCACAGTGCCTACATTATTCAAAGATATAGCAGGTAAATAGTATGTGGTGGATTATTATAGCTATCATATTTATTCTCATTACTATCTATATACTCAAAGATACTCATGTCAAAGTATATTATAGAGGCTACTATGCTAAATTACGAGAGGAGTATGACCTCAAGTTACCTGTATGGGCATTACTGCTCATAATACTTGTGTATCTTATCCCTATTGTAAACATTATAGCATTTGTAGCTTTTCTTATTTTCTACATTGTACATGCAGTATGGGACCCTAAAGATTGTGAGGATGAAACTCATATGTTCTCATTAAATGGGAACAACTGGGTAACTAAAAGCCTGTTGGCAATAAAAGAAATATTAAACAAGAAGATATGAAACAAAGAGTATTCAATGTACTCATTTCTCTTGCAGTATTAGGTCTGGGGGCTGTAGTGCTCTCAGACCACTACAAGGGAGATGACCCGCCTCAATATGAGGTGGTAGATGTCAAATTAGTGCAACCAGAGTTTCTGTTATCAGAAAATCCTGAGGAAGACTTAATTGCTGTGATGGACTATTATGGGGTAAAACACCCTGAAATAGTCTATGCACAAGCTGTACTTGAAACTGGTCATTTTAAGTCAGACTTATGTCTGAATGGTAATAATCTGTTTGGCTTATACAATAGTAAGAAACACAGATACCATACATTTGACCATTGGACTGAGAGTGTGGTTGCATACCTTGACTATGTGCAATATAGATACAAACCTCCGAATGATTACTATAAGTTTTTATCAGACATAGGGTATGCAGAAGACCCTGACTACATTAACAAACTAAAAGGAATTGTAAGTAGAAATGACAAGAGAAGAAGTGAATAACTTAGCTTTGTCCAAGATAGACAAAGCTAAGTATCTTATCTTAGAACTTATTACTGGGATGGGAAAGACCAAAGTAGCAATAGACCTCATTAATCATATATGTGATAGGGTATTCAGAAATGATGAAAGTCCTACTACTATACTTATTCTTGTGGCTAAGACTGTGCATAAGCAGACTTGGAAGGATGAGATTGAGAAATGGGGAGGTATCAAGTCTGACTATATTACCATTGAATGCTATGAGTCACTAAAGAACTATGAGAACTCATACTTTGATGTAGTAGTGGCAGATGAGATGCAGCATTTGTCAGAAGCAAGAATTGATGTATTGGAGACTATCCATATCAATGAGTCTTTCATTGGATTGTCTGCCACTATTAAGAGAGACATGAGGGATTATTTCATCTACAACCACAAGGCTGAGGTCATTAAGTGTGGTCTCAAGGAAGCTGTAGAAGATGAAGTATTACCTGAGCCTACAGTATATCTACTGCCTTTGACTTTGGACACTACTAATTATACCTATAAGGTTAAGAAGTTTGATCGTGATATAATCACCACCCAGAAAGGTTGCTATGATAGTATCTCTTCACTTATAGAGTGGTACAAGAATAAGTACTTTAATTCAAGAAATGAGAGAATAAAGAACTTATGGCTTTCAACAGCAGGCAAAAGACTGAAGTGGTGTGCTGAACAGAAGGAAGCCCTTGTACTATCTCTTCTTGACAAGTTCAGGAATTACAAGACTTTGACTTTCTGTAGTAGTATTGAGCAGTCAGAGAGGTTAGGTAAATACAATATCACCTCGAAGAATAAGGCTTCAGTGAAGAACCTTGAGATGTTTAATCTCAATAAGATTAAACATATTACTGCCTGTAATATACTCAATGAGGGTGTGAACTTGACTAATTGTAGGATAGGTATATTCTGCAACTTGAATAGTTCGGAGATTGTAGTAAAGCAAAGAGTTGGTAGAATACTTAGACACAAATCTCCTATTATCATCATACCTTATTTTAAGGATACAAGGGAAGAGGAACTTGTGCAGAAGATGATAGAGGAGTACTCTGAGGATTCTATCATAAGTGTTGATAGTATTAATGACATTAAGCTATGACAATTTGTTTAAGTAAAGAAGGATGTCAGAAGAACAACATTAGTCTTGCTGAGGCTCTCTTGATGCTTGCCATCCATAATAATGCTGACCTTGATACAGCTCAGAAGGAGCTGATTAAGAAGGGCTATATAACTGCTAATAGGGATGACTTATTCCAACAGATTGGATGGAGACTTACTAATAAAGGCACTGAGGTAATAGATTCTGTGATTGTGGATTCTGATAAGAAACAGGAACCTAATGACAGGTTAATTCAGTTGGCTACAAGGCTCAAAGAGATATTTCCTAAAGGCAAAAAAGATGGTACTAACTATTATTGGGCAGATGGAGTAGCTTTGATTGTACGAAGATTAAAGTTATTCTTTAAGAAGTATGGAAATACTTATACTGATGAGCAAATCATACAGGCAACCAGTAAGTATGTGGAAGGTTTCAATGGAAACTATACATATATGAGGTTATTAAAGTATTTCATATTCAAAGAGAAAGTTGGTGCTGCTGGGGAAGTTGAGGGGGATTCGGAGTTGATTAGTTATATTGAGAATGCTGACCAGACAGATAACCTTAAAAATGATTGGACATCTACATTAAAATGAATACATTAAGAGAAAGAGTAACAAAGAATCTACATGCTAGAAGGCAAAGGATTCTTGATGGACAATTAAATTGTATTCCATCCCCATTTAAAAGATTTAGTAATGACTTTATAGGTATAGAACAATCCTGTTACTATACTATAACTTCATTCACTAAGGGTGGTAAATCACAATTTATGTCATACACCTTTATCTATAAGCCTCTTATGTTCTGTTATTATACAAAGGCAGATATAGATATAAAGATATTGTATTTTCCTCTAGAGGAAACTCCAGAGAGAATTATGCAGAGATTTATATCTTGGTTGCTGTTTGATTTTAGTCATGGAAGGATAAGAGTAAGTCCAAGAGACTTAAGAAGCACTACCAAGGCTGTTCCACAAGAAATACTTGATATAATTAATACTGAAGAGGTACAAGATATAATCAGGTACTTTGAAGAACATATAGTATTTCCTGATGAAGCTTGCAACCCTACAGGTATATATAAGTGTTGTGTTAGATATGCAGAGGAACATGGTAGTACCTATTATAAGACTGGGCAATATAAAGACGAGTTTGGGGTAATACAAGAGAGACAAGTATTTGATAGATATGAGCAAGATAATCCTAATGAATATAGATTAATAGTGATAGATACTATTAATCTCATAGATACTGAAAGAGGGATGACCCTCAAACAATCTATGGATAAACTCAGCGAATACTGTGCTAAATATTTGAGGAATAGGTATCATTATTCCCCTGTAATAATCCAGCAACAAGCTTTTGATCAGGAAGGAAATGAGGCCTTCAAATTGGGTAGGGTAAGACCTTCGGTTGCAGGGTTAGGAGATAGCAAGTATACCTCAAGAGATAGTAATGTAGTACTTGGTCTATTTTCACCATTCAGATTTGCTATCAAGGACTATGAAGGATATGACATTTCCAGGTTCAGGGATAACATAAGGTTTCTTGAAATGATTGTTAATAGAGATGGTGAGAGTGGTGGACTATGTCCTCTGTTCTTTGATGGAGCTGTATGCTACTTTAATGAGCTTCCAAGACCTAATGATAAAGATGGGTTATCAGAAGTATATAGGTACATAGATTCAACAATAAATCAAACTAACAAGACTGCTAAGTCCTTCTTTAGTCATATTAGGAGGAAATTAGGTAAAGGGTTGCATCAGTAAGAAATATCTCATAGATTTGAAGTCTAATTTAGAAGTAATAATATTATAAATGAGAAGAAAAGAAAATGGCAAATGCAGTGATTCTATTAGGAAAAAGTGGGACAGGTAAAAGTTCTAGTATCAGGGGTTTAGATCCCAAAGAGACTGTGGTACTAAATGTCCTTGGCAAAAAATTACCATTCAAAGGCAGTAATAATTTGTACAGTGAGAAGAATAAGAATCTATTCAGAATAGATGATTATACTCAAGCTATTAACATGTTACAAGGTATAGATAAGAATGCCTCTTATGTTCATAACATTATCATAGATGATGCTATCTATATCATGAGAAAGGAATACTTTAAAAGAGCTAAAGAAACTGGATTAAATTAGCCATAGTTCAGTATAAATTACTCAAATTGCTGGGAAGCCCTTAGAGCCTTTAGACTACAAAGTAGCCAGTAATGGCAAGCTTGAATGTTTGAAAACTAAAGGATTGGGTAATCAGCAGCTAAGGGTGCTATGTTATAGCATCAAAGTTCAACGACTAAAAGGGTAAATGTATGAAGATAAAGAATAAACATCCAAGAGAGTACAGAATTTGGAAAGCAATGAGAAGTAGATGTAATGCTCCTTGCTTTGATAAAAGCACTTACAGGATAAAGAATATAAAATGTTGCAGAAGATGGGATTCTTTTGCTAATTTTATAGAAGATATGGGTCAATGCCCTGAAGGTTGTAGCATAGATAGAATAGATAATAGTAAAGACTATGAGCCTTCAAATTGTAGGTGGGCAAATAATAAGGTTCAAGCATCTAATAGAGGTGATTTTACTCCTTTAATAGAATACAAGGGGGAGAAACATATTCTCAAAGATTGGTGTAGGATTCTCAATAAAAATTATTCTACCATGAGGAAGAGAATGTATAGACTGAACATGTCTTTTGAAGATGCTTTGATTTACGTAGACCCTAGAGATAAACTTATTCTGTGGGAGGGGAAATATTATACAAGACAGGAACTATGTGCACTGTATAATATACCTTTACAAAACTTTTATGATAGAAGTCATAAGGGTTGGTCTCTTGAGAGGATACTTAAAACACCTATACATACATAAGATATAGTCTATTCCTTTATGAAAGTAAAGGTAGTTAAGATGGCAAATATACAGAATTAGCTATGCACTTTCAACAAATCATATCTACTATTGAGAGCATGAGAGATGATGTAAATGTATTCTTAATCCTTCATAGTGAAGATGTTCAAAGTGATAAAACCACTATAGGATATAAAGTAAGCACTGTTGGACATTTGATTGATAATCAATATAATCCTGTGGAAGTAGTTCCTATGGTACTATATTCCTCTATCAAATATGATGATAAAGGGATAGCCACTTATGGATTTTATACTCACAGATTTATGGATGGTGTGGTAGAAATACCTGCTAAATCTCCTGCAGATATGTTCACTGAAGATTTTATTCCCAATGACCTTGGAATAGTAGTTAAAGCTATGAAGGAATATTATGGATAGACAAACAGTAGTAGAGGTAAGTAATATTTTGAATCAAGGAAAAATCCCCAACAATTCTCTGCAAATTATAGTTGAGTATTGCAGAGAGAAAGGTAAACAGGAAGATGCTATACCTGCCTTTATATCAGTAATTTCTACGGAAAATATGTTAATCAGGAAGTGTCTGGAAGGGGCTATGGATTATTATAAGACAAAATTCAAAGTGTGCGAGTTATATAGTGCTCCCAATAGTTTAGGGATCCGAAACTTATTATTAATATATTAAAAACAAAGAGAAGTATGAACAAAGTATTGTCAATAAGACAGTTTGCATCAGTAAAAAGGATTGCAATGAATGTAAATCCTCTGGTGGTTAAAAAGAATAAGGTCGCTGCCAGGATTAATGAACTTAATGCAGAGTATAATGCTCTGACTGAGGAAATTGAAGGACATGAGATGGGCATCAAAGCCCTTACTGGCGGTTATACCAGTGAAGATTTGGTTACTAAGAGAGTAGAAGATACTGGTAAGGTAGACAAGGAGGGCAAACCTATCAAGAAAACTACTTATGAACCTAAAGAGGGAGTAGTTATCTTCAATGAACAGGCTAATGTATATGAGATTCATATAGAAGAGCCTAAACTTGAATATAGAATTATCGAAGTAGGTAATACCGAAAAAGTTCCTGAAGTAGAGGTAAAAACAGGAATAGATACCTCCATAGATCCTTTTAATGAGTAGTAAACTATACATGAGAGATAATAAAGAAGATTTGAAAGTATAAAAAACAGCTTATAAAAACAATAATTATGTATAAGAAGAAAACAGGTTCCACTTTTATGGCTTTTAGTAAAGGTACAGAAAGCAAAGAGGGTAATGAAATTGTAAGATATACAGGTGTTGCTCCTGTGTTTGTATTGGCTGTGAACCCTAGCAAAGAAGAATTGGAGAAATTATATAATACACAACTTGAGAATGCTCCTGAATACCTCGGAGAGATTGAAGTAGGTGAAGATAAACATAAAGTGAAAAATGTCAGGCTTGATTTTATTGTCAAAACCGATGCTGAAAAGTGTAATGGTATTGAGTTTGTTACTAAAGTAGCTTTCTTCATTAGAAATGAATATAGGTATAATAAAGATCGAACCAAAGTACAGGTAATTGACAAGTATGGTAGAACTGCTTGGGTTACTATTGAACAGGCTAAAGCACATGAGATCCCTATGTATAAAAATGGTCCAGCTAATCTTGATAAAGACTATAGACCTGCTTATCATGGTGAGGAAGAGCTTACTGGATTTATAAAGGCATATCTCAACATTCCTAATGTAATGAAGTATGTCAATAATACTTGGGTTATGGTAGACAAACCTGAGGATTGTGAAGCAAGACTTGAGAGCATTGCTGAGTACTTCAAGGGTAATTTCAAGGAGCTGAGAGATGTTATTGCATTGCAGCCTAATAACAAGGTTAAAGTATTGTTTGGTGTAAGAACCACTGATGATAACAAGCAGTATCAGGCTGTTTATAATCAGATGTTCTTGAAGAACAATATCACTGACTACAGTAAGTTGGATGCAGACTTGCAGGAAAGAAAGGCTGCTGGTGTATATCCTACTACTGAGTTTACTGTGGGTGACTTGAAGGAGTATGATGTAGAATCTACTGACCTTAGTAACTCTGGTGCAGCAGGTGATATGCCTTTCCCTGCTGGTGATACTGCTGGTGGTACACCTTGGGATTTTGGTAAGTAAGTAGTAATTTCTAAAAAAAAAGCAATGGCAATCAGCAAAGGTAAATCTTCTGTGAGCCTTGATGATATTCTAAGTAAAGTGACAGAAGCAGACATTCTGTCATATTACTTAGGAGTCACAGAGGTTCCTTGTATTATAAATAGTCCTCTTAGACAGGACAGGAGACCTTCTTTTGGTCTTTATTCTACTGATGGTAGAAGAATATTTTACACAGATTTATCCACGAGGGATAGAGGAGGTCTGTTTGACCTGCTTGGTCATATGTGGGGCTGTGGTTATAAGGAAGTTCTAACAAGGGTTAATGAGGACATTTCAAAGTTTTGTGGTGGTGCTAGTATTCATTCATATACTCCCTGTGCTGTAAGGAGTACAAGTAGTTACAACAAAGATACAGACTTGCAGTGCAAAGTCAGAGATTGGAGGAGTTATGATATTGAATATTGGGCATCCTATGGTATAACTTTGGATTGGCTCAAGTATGCAGAGGTTTACCCCATATCTCATAAGATTGTCATAAAAGATGGTCATAGATATGTGTTTGGAGCTGATAAGTATGCCTATGCTTATGTAGAACACAAGGAGGGAAAAGTCACTCTAAAGATATACCAGCCTTTCAATAAGGCTGGTTATAAGTGGAGTAACAAGCATGACAATTCTGTAGTAAGCCTATGGACTAAAGTACCTGAATATGGAGAGCAAATATGTATATGTTCCTCATTAAAAGATGCTCTATGTCTATGGGCTAATACAGGTATTCCATCTCTTGCCATTCAAGGTGAGGGATATAGGATGAGTGATACTGCAATTAGTGAACTGAAAAGAAGATACAAACAAGTCTTCATTTGCTTGGATAATGATGAGCCAGGATTGAAAGATGCTCAGAAGTTAGCTGAGGAAACAGGATTTACTAATGTAGTATTACCTCCCTTTAATGAAGGGAAGGATATTTCAGACTTGTATAAGGCTAAGGGCAAAGATGAGTTCCTTAGAATAATCAAGCCTTTATTCAACTCTTCAAGACAAGAGGACAATGATTGGAATGATTTGCCCTTTTGTATAGATTAAAGTTTCAATAAGTCCAACTTATAAAAAAAAAGTGAAAACATGGAAGCAAGAAAAATTACAGTCGTACAGACTAAGAATCAGAAAAAGAGTGTTATCATGTCAGCAGCCACGACCCTTGCTGAGTTGAAAAGTGACCTGAGAGCCAATGGTATTGACTATGATGGTATGACCTTCTTTGAGGGTACATCAAAGGTTGAATTGAAGAATGATGCTTCAGTTCTGCCACATGATGTTCCTTACAAGGGCACTATCACAAATGAGTTGGTTTTCATGCTTACTAATACCAACAAGAAAATCAGAAGTGGTGCTGTTGCAATGAGTAGAGCTGAGGCATACAATGCTATCAAATCTATGGGTTTGCAGGATGCTTGTGTAAAGAAGTTTGGCAAAAACTTCACTATGTGTAAGACTGCTGACCTTATTGCATTGGTACAGAGTAATGGTGCTTCAAAGCCTGCTCCTGCTGCTCCTAAAGCTGAAGCTAAGGCTGAGACTAAGAAGGAGGGAAAGGTAGAAGCACCTGTAAGTAATGGTGGTGAGTGTGTTGATACTGTAGCAAGAGCTGCTATCAGCAAGTTGGTGGAAATTCTTGAGGACAATGGCACAATTGAAGATTATGAGAAAGAGAAAGTGCTTGATATTCTTGGGGGTGCAGTAGAAGTTGCACCATCTGAGGAATATAAGCCTAAGTCAGCTTCTCCTTACTCTGATGATGAGATTGATGATATGTTTAATTTTGCAAACTAAATTATATGGTTGAAATATGGAGACCTATACAAGGATATGAAGGGTTATATGAAGTTTCTAATTTAGGGAATGTGAAATCTCTAAGTAGGAATGCTTTACTAAGCAAGCACAAGAATAACAGAGGATATTTATCTGTAAGCTTATACAAGGAAAATGTAGGAAAACATTATCTTGTACATAGACTTGTAGCACAGGCTTTTATTAATAATCCTTTCAACTTACCTTATGTAAATCATAAAGATGAGAACCCTATTAATAATGTTGTAAGCAATCTTGAGTGGTGTAGTCAAAGTTACAATGTAAATTATGGGAGTGCTCAAGAAAGACTCTCTTCAAAGAAAATTAGTAAAAAGAGAGGACTAAAAATAGCACAATATAGGGCAAGTATTCTTGTAAAGACTTATAACTCAGCTTCTCAAATACAAAGAGAGTTAGGATATAATACTGCTCCAATACTTAATTGTTGTAGAGGAGGATATTATAGAGGAGGTAAGTGGGTCTCAGTATCTCAATCTTATGGCTTTGTTTGGAAATTTGCAGAATAATATAGTAGGTGAGGAGGTTAGAAATGCCCCCTTACCTACTTTTTTTTTACAGTAATATGAGTGGAGAAACAATTAAATTAATTGAGGAGAAGATAGAAGAACTATATAACTCCTTGATGGACAGACCACTCCGAGTATTAAGCATATTCAATGACTTTTTTGGAGAGGATAAAGTTGATATGCAAGGATATTGGAGTTTGGACAAGTTCAAATCTTGGATGAATATAGAGCCTTTATCTACTTATATTCCTGATGGTAATATTGTAAGCATGAACAGGAATGACTGGAGCATGTATAAAACATGGGCTATTACTGATTTACCTGGAGACCAGGTAGAAAAGGTTGTAAATGTGCTTACAAGTACTACAGTAAAGGAAAGAATTGGTAATGCTAAGTTCAATGGCATATTCATTCTTGTACATTTTCCTCATATAAGAGTAACTAATGAGCATGACAGATTTGTGGATATTAACCATCTGTGGGCTAAGGTAAAAGTAATGTATAATGGCACATTGAATGGTGGATTTACACTTAACAGGTCAGAATATACTATGCTTCACATTAGCAGTGGATATATGCACAGTCATATCGATAGTATTCCTACAAGTGACTTTACCAGTTTTCAGAATCCTTGCACAGGCAGTGGTCCCATCAATGGTACTATTAGTGCCCTCAATAGGGATTATGATGAGGATATATGGAATATGTTTTGTCTTGAGCTAAGTAAGTATGTAACTGTAGAATCCATTGCTGGCAGACCTTATAAATATCTGGAAAAGTTAGGTACTAATAACATGGAGATGGGTGTAGATAGGTTTGTTACATATCTATCACCAGGCTACTACTATGGGGATGCTCTTAGTTCTGATAAGTTGAAGGAGTTTGTAAGAGGCTTTATCAATTCAAAGAAACTTAAATTCAATTATGTAAATGGCTCTTATTCTATTGGTATGTCACTTATTGAGTTTATTGTACTTATTAGCAATGAATTTATTAAGTGGTATAATGACCAGTTTAATAAAGAGGAACTAACTGCCAAGTTTGCAGAATTGAAGAGGAAAGGTATCTTGAAAGAATGTATCATAGATAATGGGAAGATTTACTATGATAAAGGTAGGGACAATGTAAATACCTATGCCCAATATATAGGCAAGAAGGTTTGCATGTTCAAGGGAAGAGAGGTTACTGTTGATATTACAGATATTGCTGAGGTAAGGAATGAGAATAAGAGTATAATTCTTAATACTCGTACTGCACTATACATATTAGCAACAATACTTAAAGTGTTAAATTATAGATATGGAAGAAGTAAAGCAACCCACGAAAGTAATCAGCTTGGTACAGAAGTCAGGTACTTATAATTATAAGCTGATTATCCCAGCAGAAGTGGAGAGAAAGATAAGATTTGCCTGCCAAAAGGTGTGGAGTACTGAATGGTCAGGTACACTATTCTTTACACATGAAGGTTCATTTGAAAATAATGACCTTGTAATAAGATGTGTGGATATTTACATTATGGATATTGGTACTCAAGCCTATACAGAGTTTGATATGAATCCTGATGTGATAGCCTATATGTGTGAGAATCCTGAGCTACTTGATTGCCAAATAGGTCTTATACATTCCCATAACAATATGAGTACTTTCTTTAGTGGAACAGATACTGCTACTCTAAAGGAGGAAGGTAGGGATAGAAATAACTTTGTATCTCTCATTGTGAATAATGCAGGTACTTATACTGCTGCAATTACAAGGAGAGTTAAGTCAAAGCAGGTCAAAGAGTCTGTGTCTTATGAGTTCTTTGGTGATGGTGAAAAGCATGATACTAAGGAATATGTAAGTAGTGCAGATGAAATTGAATGGTTCTATCTTAAAATAGAGAATGAAAATGAAACATTTTCATTCCCAGACATGGCAGCAAGACTTGAGGAAATCAAGCAAGCCAAAGCAGAAAGGGCAGAGAAAGCTAAGAAAGCTCAAACACCTGTATATCAAGGTGGCTATAAACCTGTTATTGCTAATTCCTATGGTACAAAGGCAGGTCCAGCAAATCTTGTCAAGAAGGAAGCTGATAAGCCTAAGGTAGCTCAGCCAACTCTCTTTGATAATGCAGATGACTTGCCATTTGAAGAGGGGTATGACATACCTTATGGTCATGTATCATTTGATAAGGTTACTTTGAAATCTCTTGTACTTCAATTGATTACAGGTAGTATTATCATTTCTAATGATAGTAAGATTGGCATTACTAAATGGGCTAAGTCAATGCCTACACTGTATGAAAAGAGGTTTGGTAAAGGCAAAGCTGGTATGGATAATTTCAAGATATGGGCAGAGACCTATGCAGAGTATCTGACATGGTATATAACAGATGAGAAATTAGAAGAGCTTGGCTTTGATGAAACAGAAATTTGTGCTATTTGTGCCCATGATATGATAGAGGAGCTTACAAAACTCCCTGAAAATGATTATATCAAAGGGTATATTGATGCACTTCAAAAGTATTTAGTATTATGAGTGAAGAAGCAATAATTCAAGGTGGCAGCCCAATGACTGTCCAAGAAGCAACTGAGGAATATAACCCTCTTATGGAGAGCCTCAATGAAGGTGATGTTCGTGAATATAATGAGGTGGGACATGCTGACCTTAGTACCTTCAACAGTGTCCTTAATAGTATTAGAATGGGTCTCATTGCCTCTCTTTATGTTGTTGGTTTGGATGGTGTACCTAATACCTATAAAATTGTATATAGTAGCACTGAAGGTGTAACAGGTAGAATCTTTGTCAATGAACACTTCAAAAGTTTAATTGAAGAGGCTTGGGCTATAAGGATAGGTAACTCTGTAGAAGATGATGGTGACAGCATTAGCTTTGAACTTTCAGAGGAAGAACAGGCTATCCTTGACCAAGCTGTAGAAGATGCACACCAAGAGATACCTACAAACTCTGCAACTTTGCTTGTGGATGAAGCTACAAGTAGGTTTAGTTCTGCCATTTGGTATGAGAACATTCAGAAGAAGACTGTCATTTTGGCAGGTGTAGGTGGTATTGGTAGTTATGTAGGCTTCTTATTGGCAAGAATGAAGCCAGCTTCCATGTTTATCTATGATGATGACATAGTGGAAACTGTCAATATGTCAGGTCAGTTATATGGTCAATCTGATTTAGGTAGACCTAAGGTATCTGCACTGGCTGAGATGATTAGAAACTATGCTGGCTATAGCAGTGTCTTTGCAATAAGTGAAAGATTCACTGATGAATCTGAGGCATCAGACATTATGATTTGTGGCTTTGATAACATGGCAGCAAGAAGACTTTTCTTTAATAAATGGGTAAATCATGTTCAATCCAAACCAGAAGAGGAGAGAAAGAATTGCTTATTTATTGATGGCAGATTAGCAGCAGAAGAGTTTCAGGTATTGTGTATCAAGGGAGATGATGAGTACAACATCAATAGATACAATAATGAGTTCCTATTCTCTGATGCAGAAGCTGATGAAACTATCTGCTCCTATAAACAGACTACCTTCTGTGCAAATATGATTGCATCTTATATGGTCAATTTGTTTGTAAACTTCTGTGCTAATCAATGTGAGCCTCTCATTGATAGAGACCTGCCATTCCTTACCACATATAATGCAGAAACAATGTATCTTAAAACTGAAGTATAATGGAATTTAACCCAAGATTTGCATATAATGTAATGAATGTTTTCAATAGCAGTGAGTCTGGTAATCCAGACCAGCTTGAAATGAATCTGTCTCTTGATAGTAACAATGTATTTAGAAGAAGCCTTGTCATTGAAGTGAACAATGATGAGGTAGAGATACCTGTGATTGCAAGAGAACACTTTGAAAGGCTGGTTTCAGACAATATGGCTTATCCCACAATTATGGGAATCAAGAGAATAATACTGCCATTATATGATAATGCACCAAGCCGAGGGAGAAGAACCTTTGATAGTATCATAATTCAATTATTTACTAATGTAGGATATGGTAAAAGATTGCAGAAGATAACTACCAATAAGGGTGAAGTGTATTATGGTGGTAAAGGTATCATCTTTGATGAGAACTACACTCCATTACTATTATGTACATTAACTGCAAGAAGTGTATATACTGAGGATAATGGCAGTACTATGGTCTATTACAGACCTGTGTGCCATATCAGCCCCAAAGTATTCTTAGAGTCTGATAAGTTGATTAATAAAGGCATCATCAAGAAATTGATTCCCTATTATACAAGTAGGGATATAGATTTCCCAAGAAACAATCACAGTTTCAGCAGTAATCCAGAGGATAGGAAAGTAAAGGTCATAGTAGATAATTTCAATAAGTTCTTTGTAGAACCTATTAAACCTACTCCATCTGCCTGCTCTAATGATGCACTGAATGAATGCCTTATTGACAATATTGATGACATAATGATGTTGATATGACATTAGATGAATACTTTGGAGATTGGATGAAGGTAATTGATAGGACAGAGCTTAATAATGTAATGGCTAAGGTTGGGCAAGAATACAGGAGGAAACCATTGTGTCCTGCCCAATCTGATGTATTCAGAGCATTTGAGCTTTGCCCTCTCAATGACTTGAAAGTAGTTATGTTAGGTCAAGACCCCTATCCACAAAAGGAAGTGGCAACTGGAGTATTATTCGGGAATAGAAAGGAAGTTGATGAGGATAACTTATCTCCTTCATTAAATGTTGTTAAAGAGGCAGCAATTAATTTTGGAGTTCCACATTATTGTATTACCTTTGACAACTCTCTTGAGAGTTGGTCTAAACAAGGAATACTAATGATAAATTCTGCACTCACTGTAGAAATGAATAGGATAGGTTCCCATGTGATGTTGTGGAGACCCTTCATAGCTAAATTGCTAAAGAACTTGTCTGAATATAATACAGCTATAGTATATGTATTGTTTGGCAGGCAAGCCCAAACCTTCAAACCTTATATTAATGATAGGTTCAATCATATCATAGAGATTGAACATCCTGCATACTTTGCAAGGAGTGGTACTAAGATGCCACATCAGCTATTTGTTGATATAAGTAATAAGGTAAAAGAGATTTATGGTGTACCTATAAAATGGTACGAAGAGTATTAATACTAAACAAAAAAAAATGGAAAAGATTTATTTGACAAATGGTAAGGAAGTACAGATTGGAGACACTTTGACTAAAGTATCTAAGGTAGTAGACCCTTTCTTTGGTGAGGGTACTGTAGTTCAGCACATTGTGGTAACTAAGGACATTCTTCCTAAGCTCCTTGAGGCTGGCATTGTTACTACTACCAAGCCTGCAAAGTCTGCTGTGGTTGAATCTGAGGTTCCTATGGAGCTGGAGTACTACATTCAGAAGATTAAAAAGAGATCTTACTGGAGGATTGAGAAGATATATAACTATCTTAACAGCATAGCCACTATTTTTCCTGCCGCTGTACTCTCTATGCTACTTAGAGAAATAGCTATTGAGTTGGATAAGAAGTACGAGGATCATATTGAGAAGAGTCCTAAGATTTATACAATTTCTATGCTTAGTGGTAGAATTATTAAAGTTAACAAAGCCTGCATCAAGAACTATAGAAACTTCGCAGCATTTAGATCTATAAATGATGCTAAAATTGCTTGCAGAATCACTAAAGACCTACTTAAAAGATTATTCAAGAGTGACAAATAAGAAAATTAGGAATGCCACTATATGTACTGCCAAGAATGTAACTTTTAAAAGTGTATTAGAGAAGTCATGCTTTACTTATCTTGAAGAGCAAGGATTTATGCCTGAATATGAACCAAGAAAGTTTACTATCTTTCCTTCCTTTATTCCCATAACTCCCTTTTATGATAAAGAGACTGATGTACAACAGAAGAAAAGAGTTGAATCTCTAGGCGGGCAAAGAGGCAAAGAGCTTAGGTTATGTGATAAGTCAGTTCCACCAATTACATATACCCCAGATATATATATAAGGTATAATAATTTGGATATTTGGATAGAGTGTAAAGGATTCGCTAATGATGTGTTTCCTTATAAGAAAAAGATGTTTAGGAAGTTGCTTGATGACATATATATAAAAACAGGACAAAGAAGTATGTATTTTGAAATATATTCCAAGAAGCAGCTTTTACAGGCTATAGAAATTATCAAAGGTCATGGATAGTAAAGAACCAGTAAGCAGAATAAGAGCCTTAATTCCTTCATTACCTGAAGGAGATATAGAGCTTGCATATAAATTCTTGAATGATAGAGATTTTGACTCTCTCCAACTCTTGATTAATTCATCTCTTGTTAGAGTAAAAAAGGACCTCAATAGAGAGAATCCTAGAGAGGAATATCTAAAAGCAGACCTTGGAGGGATGGAAAAACTTAAGTTGGAGATAGATCTCTATTGTGAGGTATTTGAATTACCAGAACAAGATGGATGTGATGGTTTTAGTAGTGAAGAATATAATCAAGATTATTATTGATGGAAAGAAAATCTTTGAAAAGTATATCTTGGGATGTTCCTGAAGAAATATATAGGATAGATCCTGCACTAAGCTACTCGATCCTCGCAAAATATGAAAGAGAGGGATTTAATAACTTAGATAAACTATTTGACAAGTTAGAGACACCTTCTCTTACCTTTGGTAGTGCTGTAGATAGTATTATCACAGGTGGTCAGGAAGAGTTTAAGAAAAAGTTTATAGTTGCTGAGTTTTCTTCTACTCCAGACTCTATTATAAAGATAGTAAAATCTTTGTTCAGTCAGTATGGAAATTCTTATAGGAGCCTTATTATGATTCCTGATGATGCAATTATTAAGGAGACTGAACATCAGAGTTATCAGATGAACTGGAGACCTGAAACAAGGGCTAGGGCTATCAAGGAGAAAGGAGCTGACTACTATAATCTGTTATTTATAGCAGACGGTAAGACTATACTTGATACTCAGACTTATCAAGATGTATGCAATGCAGTAAGAACATTGAAAGAGAGTAAATCCACTCAGTTCTACTTTGCAGAGGATAATCCATTTGAACCAGATATTGAGAGATTCTATCAGTTAAAGTTCAAAGGAGAGTTTAATGGTGTAAAGTATAGAAATATGGCTGACTTAATCATAGTCAATCATAAAGAGAAGTGGGTAAGGCCAGTAGATTTGAAAACAAGTTCACATGCAGAGTGGGATTTCTATAAGTCCTTTGTGGATTGGAGATATGATATTCAGGCCAGATTATATTGGGCTATTATAAGGCAGAATATGGATAAGGATGAATACTTCAAAGACTTCAAGCTACTTGACTATGATTTTATTGTAGTCAATAGAAGGATCCTTACCCCATTGGTATGGACTTGTCCATTTACACAGACAACAGGTACATTGAAGTTTGGAAGGGATAACCAAATAGAAATGAGGAGTCCTTTCGTAATAGGAGAAGAGCTTTCTTTTTATCTCACTTCTAGACCAAAGGTGCCTGTGGGAATTAATGAAATTAGTTCTAATGATTTAGGAGAATGGTTAAACACATTGTAATATGCAAGTAGTAAAAAGAGATGGTAGTATAGAGAAATTTGATGTTAACAAGATTATAAGTGCTGTAGAAAAAGCCTTTAAATCTTGTAACAAGAAAATGCCTCAGTATCTGTATAATATGCTGGGTGTTTTATTTGGCACTTTAAAAGGAAATATCATAGGTATTGAAGAGATACAGAATAAGGTTGAGGATATTCTTATGAATGATAAATACTTTGATGTAGCAAAGAGGTATATCATTTATAGGGAACAGCATAAGCAGGCGAGATTCATTAGGGAGAGAATTGACTATATGAATGAGTATAGCCAATCTAATGAGAATGCAGCTACTTCATCAGAGACAGATGCCAATGCAAATGTAACTATAAAGAATGTTGCCAACCTTGAAGGTGAAGTGTATAAGGTTACTAATAGGATTATTCAAAGGCAAAGAATGAAAGACAAGTTAAATGAAATATACCCTGAAGTAGCCAAGAAGTATGAAGAGGATTTAAACTCTCATATCATTTATACACATGATGAAGCAACTACCCCTGTCTTGAAACAGTATTGCATGGCTGTGAGTCTATATCCTCTTATGATTGAGGGAGTAGGAAACATTGATGGCATCACTCCTAATCCACCTAATGATTTACAGTCATTTAGTGGTCAAGTAACCAATCTTATCTTCTTATTATCTTCACAGTGTAAAGGTGCAGTAGCAGTAGGTGAATACTTTATTGCTCTCAACTATTATATTGTGCAGGAATTTGGAGTTAATTGGTATGAGAAACTGGATGTGATAACTACTACAGGATATTGTATCAAGCAGAGGACTATCAGAGATGCTATATATAAAGCATTCAAGCAGTTTATTTATGGTATAAACCAGCCTGCTGGTAATAGGTCATATCAAAGCCCATTTACTAATGTGTCTTATTATGATCACACCTATTTTGATTCACTATTTGGAGAGTTCTACTATCCTGATGGTACTAAACCTCAATGGGAAGCGGTAGACTGTCTACAAAGGCTGTTTATGAAGTTCTTTAATAAGCTGAGAACTAAACAGATTCTTACATTCCCCGTAAATTATTCTGCGGCTTAACAGAGTAATCTGTTATGAAAACCTCTTTAACTGCTGAAAAATCCTAGTATAAGATTTGGAAATGTTAGAAATATTTTTCAACTTTATAGGACAATTAGCAACTAAGATTATGCAAAATGAAGTTTGGAAAGAGATAAGTGGATATGAGGGTTACTTTGAAGTAAGTAACCTTGGTAATTTCAGAAGTAAGGATAGGATCATTAGGTATAAAACTAATGGAACTAGATTATATCCTGGAAAACCCTTAAAGACGGAAACTATAGTAGAAGGTTACCAAAGGATAGTACTTATGAAAGAAGCTATAAAGAAGAGACACATGTGTCACAGACTTGTAGCTCAAGAATTTGTACCTAATCCCAATAATAAGCCCTATGTAAACCATATCAATGGTAATAAAGCTGATAATAGAGCTGAAAACCTTGAATGGGTAACTCAATCAGAAAATGAATTACATTCTCATAATGTTCTTGGAAACACCATGAGGGGTAAAACATATCCTAAGAAAGTAATAGCAACTTTTCCTAATGGAGGAGATAAAGTAATATTTGACTCTATGAGTGATGCTATCAAGTTCTTAGGAGCTGGCTGTATTGAAGGGCTTAAGAAAGCTATATCTGCTAATAGAGTTTATCATGATTTCAAATGGGAATTTGCATAATAAAGTTCAACGACTATTCCGAAAGGAAGTACACCTAAGTAGGTGGAAATGGGAGGAATCCTAGAAATAGGATTGTGATATAGTCTGAACTGCATAGTAATATGCAGAAGTTCATAAGAGAACTGCATAGAATTAACGACTCTATGTGAACACATTTGGGAAACAATGGCCATGGTGTATGACCCTAAGACCAGTGATATTATAGATAAAGACTATAAGGATTTTACTGCTGAAATGTATGCAGAAGGACATAGTTTCTTTACTTATATCTCAGATAGTGCTGACAGCCTTGCATCCTGCTGTAGATTGAGAAATGAGCTTGCAGAGAATACCTTTAACCCTACATCAGGATTGACTGGGGTTATGACTGGTAGCTGTAATGTTATTACTCTTAATATCAATAGAATTGTTCAAGACTGTGTGAAAAAAGAACATCTCGGAAGCAAAAAATCCCAATGGAGTGATGAAGATATTATAATTCTTAAAGAGTACTTGATAGATATTCTTGGAAGGGTTTATAAGTATCATATTGCTTTCAAGACTATGCTTTATGAAATGGAGGATATAGGAATGTTTGCAGCTTCTAATGGTGGTTATATCCATATTAGCAAGTTGTATAGTACAATAGGAATCAATGGGCTAAATGAGGCTGCAAGGTTCTTAGGTATGACTGTTAGCAACAATAGAGATTATATTGAGTTTTTGCAGTTGATCCTTGGTACTATTAAGGAACAGAATAAATTGCACTCTATTCATGATAAGAAGAGGCCATTCTTGTTTAATTCTGAGGTAGTTCCTGCTGAAGGATTAGGAGGTAAAAACTATAGATGGGATTTGGAAGATGGATATGTAGTTCCAGAGGATGAGAATTTATATAATTCATACTTTTATAATGCACATGATGACACCTCAGTACTTGATAAGTTTATACTTCATGGAAGACAGACTTATCAATATACTGATGGGGGTAGTGCAGCCCATATCAATCTTGAAGACCACCTTAGTAAGGAACAATATCTCAAGCTGATAGACTTTGCAATAGCTAATGGAACCAACTACTTCACATTTAATATTCCTAATAGTAAGTGTGATGACTGTGGCTACATTACTAAGCATCCTATCACTGAATGCCCAAAGTGCCATAGTAAGAATATCACTCAATATACAAGAGTGATTGGCTATCTCAGACCTATCAAATCATTTGGCAAAGACAGGCAGATTGAAGCTAACAAAAGAGTTTATAGTAAAGGTGTATAATTTGTCCTTAAGATTTTGTTATTTGCATTATTTTTAGTACCTTTGCATCAAAATAATTTAGTATGGAAGATAAAATTTTACAAAGTTGTGGTGATGTCTTGGTAATAGAAGGTAAATCAACAAAGAAAGTAAGGAATAGGTACTATTACACAGGACATTTTGAGGGATATACCAGAAGGCTATATTTTAGATTAGATAGTGCCCAATATGGTAATGTCTCTAATCCAGATAAGAGAGATGAATATGGATTTATCTGTGATGAGTCTATTACTGATAAGCATATTTATAATGTTTGGAAGAATATGGAGAGGAGATGTTATGACCCTAAATGTCCTGCTTACAGTACTTATGGAGCTAAGGGGATAATAGTATCAGAAGAGTTCAAGATATATTCAAATTTTAGGAGATGGTATGAAGAAAATGGAGATAGTAGTCATAGTCTCGAAATAGATAAAGATTGCAAGCCTCTTATACTGAATATTCCTAAAATATACTCCTCTAATACCTGCATCCTCTTACCTCCAGAAATTAACACTTTTATTTCAACTATAGGTAAGGGTATTTATCTTACTTCTCATAATACATATTGTGTTAGGTTGAGAAGAAGATTTGCTAAGGTTAATAGAAATTTCAAAACTTTGGAAGAAGCAATTGCTTATAAAAAGGATAAAGATATGGAGTATCTTAATATCTTGGTAGAAAAATATCCTCTATCTGTAGATAATCTTAACATAGTTAAAAAGTATGTTGAAATATTTGAATACTCAAGTGACATTTGCAGAAGTGCCTGACGAAATTACATTATGTATAAACATTACAGGATGTAAAAATGGATGCAAAAACTGTCATAGCTCTTACTTGGCAGAGGATATTGGTAATCCACTGAATAAGACAGTCCTCAGCAAACTTTTGGAAGATAACAAGGGAATATCTTGTGTGTCTTTCATGGGTGGTGATAGGGACACTATACATATAGTAGCTTTGGCAAGTTGGGTAAAAACTCATACAAACTTAAAGGTTGCATGGTATAGTGGTAGGCAAGAGATTAGTGATATAGTAGCAAGGCAATTAAGGTGGTTTGACTACATTAAACTTGGACCCTATAAGGAAGAGTTTGGTCCACTTAACAGTAGGACTACTAACCAGAGATTCTATAAGGTTAGTGATGGAGAATTAGTAAATATAACAAGCAGATTTTATGACAGAAATTTGGAAACCTGTAGTGGGATATGAAAGTCAATATCAAGTATCAAACCTTGGCAATGTAAAATCCCTTAATAGGGGAATATTAATGTCTCCCTCTACTACTCCTAATGGATACTCTATAATTAATCTTAGTAATAATGGCAGAAGGAAGTGTTTTGCAATTCATAGATTAGTAGCTCAAGCTTTTCTGTCTGACTATAATGATTCACTAGAAGTTAATCATAAAGATGAGAATAAAGCTAATAATTCTGTAGAAAATCTTGAGATGTGTACTAGGCTATATAACATGAGATATGGCACTGGTATAATAAGACATGCTGAGAGTAAAAGAGCTAATAATCATAGAAAAGTATTACAGTATGATTTAGACGGAGGTTTAATTAAAGAGTGGGAGAATGCAAGAATAGCATCTGAAACTCTTGGAATTAGTCATGCTAACATCATAGTAGCCTGTAGAGGCTATTATACTAAGAATAGTAGGAAATATCCTGTAAAGTCAGCTTATGGGTATGTTTGGAGATATGCAGATTGATAAAATATAAATTTTGGAAACATGAAACTGAAAATTAAAGTAAAAGTATTGACTGAGGGCTGTATGCCTGTAATTAGTGAGAATGGTGATTGGATTGATTTGAAATCGGCAGTAGATATTACTATTCCTGCACCACAGGCCAGTGTCCTTAAAAGGAAGATTGTTGAAGGAGAGAGAGTAGGTCATAGGAATATAGAGATCTCTACCTATTATATCCCTCTCGGAGTTGCAATGCAACTACCTAAAGGATTTGAAGCTATTATTGATTCAAGGAGCAGTGGTCCTAAGAAGTTAGGATTGTTCATCCCAAATGGTCAAGGTGTAGTGGATAATACATATAATGGTAATAATGATCAATGGCACTATGTATGTTCTCCTATGAGAGAGACTACTATTGAAACTGGCAATAGGATCTGTCAATTTAGGATACAGCTTAGTCAGAAAGCTACTATGTGGCAGAAGATTAAATGGCTATTAAGCTCTGGTGTTAAGCTTGTGGAAGTAGATAATCTAGGCAATAGTGATAGGGGAATGAATATAACTGGTATATGATAATATGGAAGGTTACTTAGAATATAAGTCTGACAAAGTATACGAAGCAAAATGTGAGAATTCACCATATGCCTATTCGTGTGAGGGATTTAAATATATAATTCCCCCTAAAAAGTCAGAATTTGACCCAGTAGGGGCTTTTATTGATAAATTATCTCTCTCTATTGTATTGAAAGAAAAAGAGAATAACTAATCTTTATTATAAGAATTAAAAAAAAGAATGAAACATGGTATTAGAAATAATTGGTATTATGCTCTCAGTGGCTCTTCTAACTGTTGTTATCAATGGAGTAGAAAGCCATTGTAAACTTAGTAAAGGAGTAATGTCCTTTAAAGAGGCTATGGATCTTGTAGAGTTGCCTGTAGTAACATTTCTTAATGGAAAGAAAAAGCTCAACTTTCTACTAGATACTGGCAGTAATATTTCTCAAATTAATAGTTCTGTTCTTCCTCTTCTTGACTATAAGAAAATAGATGGAAAGGATATGGATGTGATGGGAATTGAAGGTAATAAGGTAAATATTAAATTTTGTGAGATGATAATTACCTATAAGGGACAGGACTTTATAAACGAGTTTTGTATTCATAATTTAGATGAAGCATTTGCTATTATTAAAGAAGAGTCTGGTGTGCAAATTCATGGTATCCTTGGTAGTTTATTTTTCCAGAAATACAAGTATATTCTTGATTTTAACTCATTAATAGCATATAATAAGAAGTAGGGAAAGGAACAATATATGGAAGATACTATAAAACTTAAATCCAGGTACAGAGCTAGAAATTATCTGGAGAGGATACAGAATCTTGGAGATATTAAGTCCAAGACTTATGCTCTTAAGACTGATACACCTTCATTGAGAATAGGAGAGACTAACAAAGGTGATAAATTTATTGACCCATCAGGAGGACCTATGATTATAGAGAATCATTATCTTGAGGAAGCTGGGGCAACTGTCAAATCTATAGACTTTATAGTGGGATATGGGTGGACTATAACATTGGAATAATATGATATACTTTGTTACTGGACAGAGAGAGCTATTTGAATTTCCTGATTCAAAGTATAAATGTATCTCTGTAGAAGAATCTCTTGAAATATTGGAGCATCTTCGCATTGTAGGGTTAGATACTGAAACTACAGGTACAGAGATATGGCAGGGTAAATTGCTTACTCTTCAGCTTGGCAATAAGGAGGATCAGGTAGTAATAGACTGCATGACTATCAGTATTAAGCAATACAAAGATTATCTTGAGAGTGACAGACTTTTTATTATTCATAATGCAAAGTTTGATTTGAGATGGTTATATAAGGAGCATATTGTAGTCAGAAATGTTTATGATACTTATTTAGCCGAAAAGATCCTATTTCTTGGATTCCCTCCAGGTATTGTATCACTCTCTTTACAAGCTTGCTGTAATAGGTATTTGAATATCTATCTTGACAAAACTGTAAGAGGACAAATACATGCTGGTATGACAGAGGAAGTCATAGTTTATGCTGCAAATGATGTGGTGCATCTTGAGGATATTATGAACTTGCAGACAGTTAGAATTAATGCAAGAGGTCAGTCAGTGGCACTTTCTATTGAAAATGAATTTGTAAGAGTTCTTGCATATATTGAATTTTGTGGTATTAAACTTGACCCCGTTAAATGGAAAGCTAAGATGGCCAAAGATGCAGAGAGGTTAAAGGTTACTGAGCAAAAGCTTAATGATTGGGTAATAAACTATGTAATGGAGAAGAATGACCCTTCTCTTATTGCAAGAAACTATGACCCTCATAAGAAAGGTAAGTCTGTTAAACTCCCAGACAATGTGTATGTAGTAATACCTACCCCTTCATTATTTTCTGAATTTGATACTGGGCCTCAATGTGTTATTAACTGGAATAGTTCCAAGCAAGTAATCAAATTGTTTGAGGAACTTGGATTTGACTTATTAGTTAAAGATAAAAAGACAGGTAAAATGAAAAAATCTGTGGAATCCAAGTTTATAGAATTGCAAGCAGATAAGAGTACTATTGTTCCTTTATATCTAGAGTATTCAGCAGCTTTTAAGGTAGTAACATCTTTTGGTCAAAACTTCCTTGATGCTATTAATCCTGTTACAGGTAGAATACATCCAACATTTAATCAGATGATGGATACTGGTAGATTATCTTGTGGGTCAGGAGGTAAAGGTAAGGGAGGTAAGACTAAGGATGACGATATTGCGGAGGAGGAAGATGATAACAAAAACACTTCTATTCAATCAAATGATAAGAGTGTTAATGTTCAGCAGCTTCCTGCTACAGAAGAAACAAGAGCAGCGTTTATTCCAGATAAAGGACACATGTTAATAGATTGTGATTATGGAGATCAAGAAGGCCATGTATTCACTGAGTTATCAGGAGATGAGGAATGGATTGCATTCTATAATGACCCTAGCCAAAGAGATGGACATTCTTTTGTAGCCAAGATGTGTTTTCCTAAGGATCTTGATGGGGTTGCAGAGAAGGATGTCAAGAAGGTAAGGAAAGATCTTAGGGATTTAGCTAAGAAGGCAAGGTTCTGTTTCAATTATAATGGTCAAGCTCCTACAATGGCAACTAATTGTAATATTCCTATAGACTTTGCAACTAAGATTTATAACAACTATTTCAAGAGATTTAATGGTATAGCAAACTATTTCAAGGTTCAGAAAAGGGACATGTGGAATAGAGGTTATATCTTGATCTCTAAGATAACTGGATTAAGGGCATATATCTATGACTATCCTATACTGAAAGGTATTGAAAAGAGAAAGAATAGTATGGAAGATTTCTGGGATATATACAAAGCTGCAAGAGATAGCGGTAGAGTAATATCTGAAATTCCACCATCAGTTATGCAAGAGATTGCCAAAAGATTTGCTGAAGGCAAACCTATTGAAGAAATAGCTGTTAGGTATTTATATAAGGTTAAAAAGGCAGGTAAGATAGAGGAAAGATTTATAGACATTAACAGGGAAACTGTATATGTGTCTGTAATGAAACACTTATGGAAGAGAAAGAGTGCTTCTGATAATCAGTCATGCAATTATCCAAGTCAGGGGACAGCCGCAGCTATGACAAAAATAGCAGGAATCAGATATTTTAATCATTTGGTAAATGATAATTTGATATTCAAAGTATTGATACCTAATGATGTACACGATAGAATACTTGTTGTGTATAAACTGTGTTAATTGCTGGAAACTCCTAAAGAAGTAAAGTACTATACATTTGTATATGTGAAAATCTTTACTTATCTTTGTACATTAAATTGTATGAACAATATGAGTACAAGAATGGACAATCAGCAGCTTTATCTAAATGATAAGCAAATTCAAGTTATTGTAAGTGGTAAATTTGGAGATGGATATTTATATCCTGAAGGTGACAGGTCATATTACATGACTAACTGCAAGTATAAAGAATATCTCCAGTATAAAAAGGACTTATTGGGAGAGTTATGTGACACTACCAATATAAACAGTATTGAATATAATGGATTCTTAGGTACTAAGATTTACACTCTTAAAACTAAGAGGGATGAATCAATTGGTTACTTGAGAGATTTAAGCCTTGAAGATTCGTTAGAGTTAATGAATGATTTAGGACTGGCATTATGGATATATGATGATGGTAGTTTGCATAAGAATAAGTTATTCTACAACATAAATACTCAAGGATTTCCAAAAGAAATTCAGGAAGAGCTATTTATACCTTTCTTTAATAGGTTCAACATTTACCCAAAACTTACAGTGGAGAGAAAAAGAGATGGGAGGGAGTTTTGGTATCTTAGAATTTCAAAGTATGAAGGTGCTTATGAAATCTCCAAGGTACTGGAGAAGTATCCTATTGAATGTTATGCTTACAAGAGATGGAGTTCAGAGACTATCCAGAAATGGAGTAAGCTCCAAGAGGAGCTGAAAAACACAGATATAGATAGGAGAACTTTAGCAGCAATGCTAAAGAAAGTGTCTATATAAGATATAGTCCGACCTTATAGGAAACTATAAGAGAATAAGTGGATTCGACTTATTCGTAACATTAAAATGGAGTATCTGATAGAACCACCTGAGGAAATTGCAGAGCAGGAAGCCAAGAAGTTAAGTGAGTGTATGGAGTATGCAGCAGCAATCTTCTGTAAGAAAGTAACTATTAAGGCAGTACCTGAAATTGGTTCATGTTGGATTCATTGAACCCTAAGTAATTTGTTTTTGGTCTTGCATATTTGAATTTATTTGTATCTTTGCAAAAAAAAAGATATGAGAGTAAAACAAATAGCAGGACCAAATCAAACAAAGGCTTGTCCTATAAGAGGGTTCACAAAGGTAGTAGAGTTTAAGGTTTCTATTGTAACAGGTATAATGAGACCATGCTATCTATGTGAATGATAAAGGAAGGCATATCAGCATACCTTAGAATCTTGAATGTGTAATTGCTCGAAAACTAATTAAAGAGAATAACTTGATAACAGACATTAAAAGAAAGAAAAAATGACTGAAAGTGGATATTATCCCCTAGGGACAGAACATAGCTCTAATGCACCTTGGAATCAGGTTGATAACCCTGAAAGGGAAATTGAGGTTACAGTAAGTATAACCCTTAGTAAAACTGTCAAGATTAAAGTTTCCGATTACGAAATTATTGATTCTGGAAAGGATGAAGATGGTGAGTATTTTGAAGATATAGACTACTCAAACTGTGACCTTAAAGGTGCAGTAGAAGAGCAAGTTATATTGCCTCAAAAAGCTTGGGACTATATAACTCCTAAATCAAAGAGAGATGTCAATGTTATCTCTGACTTAAAGGGCTGGAATGTTGATGACTTTGAAGTTATCTATGACAATTTATAACTATTAGTTCTATATATTTATGGAGGATGAGAATAACATCAGATATTGCTGTAGTGAGTGTGGTGGAACCAACATTCAAGTAAGGGCATGGATAGATGCCAACACTAATAAATATATAAGTGATATAGATGATGGGGAGTGTTGGTGTGCAGACTGCATGGATTATACTAAAATTGAAGAATATGAGGTACATAGTAATTGAAGATTTTAATGATAATATTGCCATAGTAAGTGATCCTGAGACTGGTGAAGTAAAGGTATTTGATACTGAAGTAGAGGCACAGGAAGAAGCAGATAAGTGCCAACATGGTATAATAGTAAACTTAGGTAAATAAATATGAAACTTATAAAACCATCATTTGAAATTTGGGAACAGCCTAATGGACTTGAAGGAATTTATAAACAGATCGAGAAAGCTGGAAGAATCTGTTATAAATCGGAAGATAGAATAACAGAAGATTCTGCTAAAGGATTTGTGGATAGAATGATTAACTCTAAACATTTATCTACTTTGGAGCATGGTACTGTGTATCTTAAAATAGATAATAGAGATGATGTCTTGTATAAGCATTATCTTGAGGCCTCTACCTACTATTATGACAATCCTTATTCAAAAGTAGAAACAAATAAACTTGAAAGTTCTCATACCCCTATTCACTATGTAACTACTAACTTTAGGGTGTTGATAGAGAATGACAGACTTAGTGATTTGAAATATATTTGTGAACCTACAGAGTATCATGAAAAGAGAGTAACTGTACACTTTGTATGTGATAGGGGTGTATCCCATGAATTTGTAAGGCACAGAGTAATGTCTTTTGCTCAGGAAAGTACAAGGTATTGTAACTATTCTAAAGATAAGTTTGGTAATGAACTTACCTTCATTATTCCTGAATGGTGTCCTGAAATTAGAGAGAATTCTAACAAAGGATGGGATCCTTGTAGTATGTATGACAAGTTGTATCTACAGCATCTTCAAAGTGCAGAAGATAGCTATTTTGCTCTACTAAAGCAATGGGATGAGAGAGTACCAGATAAGAGATATAAATCTGGATTCAGAAATAATCCTTGGGTGCCTCAGCAGGCAAGAGCTATCTTGCCTAACTCCTTAAAGACAGAATTAGTTGTCACTGGATTTGTATCTGATTGGGAACACTTTTTTGCATTAAGGTGTGATAATTCAGCCCATCCACAGGCTAGAGAATTAGCCATTCCTTTGAAAGATGAATTTATTAAGAAGGGCTATTTAAATGGATGAGAGGGAGAAAATATTTGAAGAAATAAATAGTTGTACTAATCCGTCATCTATAAAAGATGAATACCTGAGTAATAGTAATCATGTAGCAAGATTTAAAAACATATTTGCTTTCCTGGATGTGTGTAAATCAAGAAGAGTTACCACAGAAAATAGTATTACCTATTATGATGAAACAGAAGGTTATATGTATATTAAATTCCCATTTATAGGATGTTGTTAACCATTAAAAAAAAATTATTCAATATGATAGAAAAAGTATCACAATTAAAAGAAGGTTCAGTGATTAGTGAAAGTTCCCACTATATTATAAATAGATTATCAGGCTCTACTGTGTATCTTACTCACTTTGAAAGTGGTGAAGAGGTACAGATAGGTATCGATTACTTAAAGAGCTATACTAACTCTGCTGACTTATACACTACTGAAGTAAAAGTAACTAAGGAAGATAAGAAGGATGGTACTCTTGGTATTAGAAGTATTTGGGAGAACATTCACTCTGGTCAGGTATTTACTGTATGCTTCAAGAAGCAGGATAAGCCTAAGAGTAAGAGGAAGTTACAGGAAGAGATTGATGCTATTGTAGAGCAGTTCTCAAATAGTATTGATACAGTTAAGAACAATAAGAAAGGTGTTGCAAATGCAGCAAAGAATCTTATTACTGAGCTGGTTAATAACCCTGTACTTCCTTATGAAGAAGGTGAAGATAGAGTTCTTAGAGGCTATAAGATTCAATTTGAATCAAGAGATGGCAGATATGATTGTGTAGATATGGATATTCAAAGGACTGATAAGGAAAATGGTATCAGACCTGTCAATATTTTGACCATTAAGTGGCTAATCTATAATGGTGTGAAATATACTGTAGAATAGAATCTATTGATTCATATAATTCTAATAAGGGAGAGTAAGTCTTTAACTTACTCTCCCTTAATTCTTTTTAATATAATATTGCACATACCAACTAAAATAATTACCTTTGCACAAATGATACTTTTAATTATATGAGTTGTTTAATTATAACACCAGAAATTAGAGAATTAGCTAAGAAATTTCCTAATGAAACAGAGCAATCAATACTTAACTTAGTTGGATTGTGGCAGGAAAAGAATAATAAGTCTATTGAGGATATTCCATTAGGTAGTGAACTCAATGATTTTATTAAGGAGCTTAGAAAGGAAGACCTAATTACTGCTCTGCCTATCAGTAAATATGTGACTACTGAGGGCTTTCTTACAGAAAGAGGAGAGGAAACTATAGACCCACTTAGCAGTCCTTTTGGTACTCCAAAGGTTACTTCTGTTGAGGAGCAACAAAAGGTGGACCTACTTTTTGATCCAAGAACAAGAAGAGATAGAGTAACACTTATTGCAAGATTCTTCAGTAATGAAGTTGATAATGCCTTACAGGAAATAACTGATTCCTTGAAGAGAAGAATTGATGATGCCAGTGGTGTAGAGAAGGAAGAATTACAGGCTGAGCTTAATAGCTTGGATAGATTCTCTGCTATAAAGAAATACACTCCTGCTGGTATATTCAAGAGAGTAGCTAACATCTTCAATTCTTATGTACAAGATACAGAAGAGGGCAGAATACAGCAAGAACTTAATGCAATCAATTCTATGAGAGGTGCAGATAAGTTCTCTGATGAGCAGAAATTAGAAGCTGCCAAGAAGAAAGCTGCTTATAAGAATCAGGAGTATAAGAAGATAGTTGATGACCCTTATGTCTATAAGGCTCTTGCTGAGGAAGCAAGTACTTTGCTTGTAATGACTGAAGGTATTAGGATAGACCCTAACTACATTGCACCTGCTGATGCAAACCTCAATGATGATGACCCTGATGGTAACAGTGAGGTAGATAATGAAGCAGAGGATTGGAGACAAGAAGAGGCTTATAAGGATGGATGGATGACTAATTTCAGACAGGTAAGTTCACATGAGTCTCTGTCACAAGCTGTAAGAAAAGTAATCAGACAAGTACCCAAACTTGACTATAGAGGCAAGTATGAAAAGGATGATTTAGGTTTCACAAGATACCTTGATGCTGACTATGTTCATGCTACTTTCATTGACAAGTTAAGGAACATGATTAACTCTGATGATATGCTTCCTTTGATGCAGGATTTGCAAAGAATCAAGCCTTGGGTTAAGCAAGTAACCAAGTTACTTCAAGGTGATGAGACTTTGTTCTCTCAATTCTACCAAGACTTCAGAAAGGACTTCATACCTTACTGGATTCAAAAGAAGAAGATGATGCCTGATGGTACTTTCAAGATGGAAACTATTGCCATTAATAAGCCTGAAGGTGTATATTATCTCCTTGATGCTTGGAGAGATAACTATGAGAATGGAGTACAGCTTGATGATGATAGTGTATATGAGAAGAATGGGGAAATAAACAAGGATAATGCAGCTAAAGGTTTACAATGGACTGAGACATTGAACAATATGTTCCAGAACCTTGATACAGAATCCAGACTTCAACTCTTGGAGAGAGAAGATGTATGGAATACCATAATGAAGTTGCTTCATATGTTAGGTATTGATGCCAATCCTTCTGTATTGAAGACTGCATTAACTGATATAAAGACAGCTCCAGGTATCACATTTACTGACCCAATCATGCTTCTTTTACCACAATTGAATGTCATATTTAGTGGTATTAAGAAGGGTGAAGTCAAGTCTGAGACAAGAGAGGATGGTACTGAGAAGAGAGGAGACCTTATCAATACTTTTGGCTCTGCTTACAATATGATTGCAAGTATGATGGCAGAAGTTACTGAGGATGCTATTGAAAGTAGTGTCAGAGAGAATGATAAGTCTTACTATTCTCATGTTACTCCTAACTACTTAGGTAAACTTATTAAGAATCTCAAGAATGTTATGAATGACAAGGAGAGATTTGAACAGTTTATGCAGACTGAGTTCAAGGACTATGAGTGGTTCTTTAAGGATGGTCATTGGAGAAATGACTGGCTAAGACAGCTTGCAGAGTCTGATGAATTGAGAAGAGGTCTTAACCATAAAGTAGTATTGAACTCTGATAAGGTAGACTATACTAATTGGGATGATTTGGACTATACTTTGGCTCTTCTTACAGAGTATTGGGGAGACCCTGATTCTGCAAAGTCAAGTATAAAGTATGCTTGGTATCATGTTCCTATTCTTTCAGATAGCCCTTCTGCTGAGTTTATCAGATTCAGAAAGTACACAACAGGTGATGTACTTGATGAAAATGGTAAGAAGAGAACCTATGATGATGTTATTCTTGATAAGTTGGTAGACTTGGTTAATCAAGAGTATGACAGAATCATGCTGGTTAGAGAAAGGGATGAGGCTTACCAGAGTGGAGATAAGAATGTAGAACCTATTGCAAACCATGATATTGTCAGAAAGAAAGATGGTAGTATAAAGAGTATGGGAGGTGCAGAATTTAAGTTCCTTCCTGCACTTAACAACCTCAGATATGACAATGGAGAGACATTCATTGATAGGCTAAGCAGACTTAAATCCAAAGGTACTGGTGCTGAACTTAGGAACTTCCTAAGAACTACTCTTAATGACATGATGGAAGATGGTTTTGAACAGACCTATAGAGATTGGATGAGGGTAGGACTTTTGGATGAGCTTCCTAATGGTAAGTACAAGTATCTTCCTTTTGAGGGTCAGTCCAAGCAGAATGCAATAACTGCAAAGGCACTCATTAAGGCTAAGGATGCCTTAGGTTCATTGTGGAATACCAATATGGAACTGATGCTTAGAGCCTATAACAATAATAGTGCTTTTGATAGTAGGGAAGCCAATAACCTGATGGAGCAGATTAAGAATTTGCTGACAGATAAGGCAACAAGAGGTGAGATGGAATTGAAAGATGCTCAGTCAATCTCAAGAAGTCTGTTTGTTAAGAATAATGCTAAGGATGCACTTAGGGAATACTATTGGAACAGTAAGTTAGCTACTTCACAAATTATCCAGCTTACTACTACTGACCTTGCCTCCTATAAGAACCTTGAGGACTTTCAGAAGAGATATAAGGAGGTTCATGCTCCTGCCCTTAGGCTGAATACTAAGGCTACTTATAAAGGTGAGAGAATTGGTAGGGATTGGGAAAGAACCATCTACTTGAAGGATGATGAGATAGTATCTTCTGTACTTGAAGACATCAAGACTGTACTTGATGAAAGGGTTAGAAGAAATGAAATGACCAAGATAGACAGAGATAATATCATCTACAAGTTTAAGAATGTGAATGTAGCAGATGCTCAGGCATATAGAAGTTTGAGTTCCTATAGGGCAATACTTGGTATGTCAGGTCAGTGGACAGATGATATGGAGCAAGCATATAACAACTTCAAGAATGGAGATTGGAATATTAAAGACTTCAATATCATTTGGCAGACTAAGAAGCCTTATGTTTATACACAAGTCAATAATAACAGTGGCATTGAAGGCCATACTGGAATTAAGACTCCTGTACAGCATAAGAACTCAGAGTTCCTATTACTTGCTATGCACGAACTAATTGCTGGTCCTTTAGGAAGGTCAGGTAAGCTGAAAGCTATAAATAAGTTTATGGAAGATAATCAGATTGATGTAGTTCAGTTTGAATCTACTACTAAGGTTGGAAAACAAGGTGTAATAGATTTGAATGATGTTAATACAGAGGCTGATGTAATCCAAAGACTTAAAGATACCACAGGTATTGGATTTGGTAATGAGAATCCTAATGTAGTACATAAGGTATCTTATGAAGATTATGGTATTCAGACTGCAACTCCTGAACATGCTATTGATGCTGTTCAGTTGGTAGGTACTCAGATTAGAAAGCTAATTACTGCTGACATCTCTGATGATACAATCATTGAGGTTAATGGTAAGAAGATGACTAAGAAAGAGTGGCTTGACCTGTATAATGCCATCAATACTGAGAATATTCTTCAAGCATTTGCTGATGTAGATAAGATATTCAAAGACCCAAAGAAGGTAGAAGAAATCTTACTTGAAGAGATAAGAGGTAATCAAAGATATGGTATGGATATGATGAGGGCTTGTACTCTTGATGAGAACAATAACTTCAATATACCTCTCTTTGACCCTGTGCAATCTCAAAAAGTACAGACACTTCTTAATAGTGTAATCAAGAGTAGAATCACTAAACAGAAAATTAGAGGAGGAGCTTTAATTCAAGTATCTGATTATGGCTTGACTGATGAACTTCATGTAGTGTTTGAAGGTGAAGGTGCTAACAAGAGGATTAAGTATCTTGAGTGCTATATGCCTGCATATAGTAGAGAGTTCTATGAGCCTCTCATGGACCCAAATACTCACCAGCTTGATGTAACTAAACTTCCTGAGGATTTGAGAAAGTTGATTGGATATAGAGTTCCAACAGAGGATAAGTACTCAATGGCTCCTCTGTATATTAAGGGATTCCTTCCTCAACAGAATGGTTCTGCAATCATGCTTCCTGCTGAGATTACTACTCTATCAGGTTCTGACTTTGATGTGGATAAGATGTATATCATGTTGCCAGAGTTTAGAATACTTGATAGATACAGAATCAAGGATGCTTGGGATGATTTCTATACTGACTCAGCTAATACTGATATTGTAGAAGAAATTGATAGGAACATAGGAATTGCTTTTGAAGACTATCAAAGAAAACACCCTGAGGATGAGCTTGATATAGATGATTATATTGAGTTTGTTCAAGACCAAGGTGTCAGAAGGTACCAGTTCTCTGAAACTGCAAGGGACAGATTTAAGGAGTGGTTCAAGTCAAGAAGAAAGCAATACTCTCAGGGTAAGGGTAAGATTGTAAAGGTAAAGTATGACTTCAATAAGTCTCCACAGGAGAACAGTCTTGAGGCAAGAAATAACTTGCTGATAGATATGATGTATGGAGTCTTGACTAATGCAGATACAGCTTCAAAGATTCTTAACCCAGGTGGCTTTGACTATCAGAAGAAGTCTGCAAGAATAATGACTATTCTCAATGATTCTTATGAGAGTGATTTGGTTAAGGCTCTAAATGAAGGTGGTGTTAAGTTTAATAAGACTATTAAAAGGGCAGGAAAGGAAATAAAAGCCCCAATATCTTCCTACCTTTTTGACTTGCCATTAGAGTTATCTAATGAGGAAAAAGAGGAAAGGAAGAAGAAAGGGGAACCTTTCATAAGTCTTACTGAATTAGCAGAGAAAACAAAGGTCAAGATGGACCCATTATCACCAAGAACTCAAGTAATGTTACATCAACAAAACATGACTGGTGCTAAGTTGATTGGTATTTATGCCAACCATAATGCAAATCATGCTTTGATGCAACATACTCAGTTAGCTTTGGATGAAGAAAATGGCTCATTTGTATTGAATGGAAAGAGACTTACATCTTTACATGATATTATGAATGGTGACAAGGAATTTATCTCAAAGAATAATGCTGGATTCTTGGCTGCTTCTGTGGATAATGTTAAAGACCCTGTGCTTGCAGCACTTAATCAGAATACTTTCACTGCTGATGCTTCTATGCTTCTTTCAAGATTAGGTTATAATCCTATTGAGATAGGTCTGCTAATGATGCAGCCTATTGTACAAGAGATTACTCAGACCTATTTTAGAGAGAGTAGAGAAGGTAAAGGTAAAGATACCATCATTGATGAAGTATTGGATAAGTATAAGGAGAAGGCTGCTCTTAATAATGACTTGACTTATGATAACTACAAGAATAATAGCTTCTACATTGAAGAGCTTGCAGATAACATAATGTTTGCTAAGGAAGCTGTTACTGACAGGTCTCAGACTTCTGATTTCAGAAAGATTGAGTTCTATCAGAAACAAGTTGCAGTTGGATATTTGTTCAAGAGAATTATGAACTCTGCTAATGCTTTGGGACAGTTAGTACAGGCTACAAGGTCTGATACCCAAGGAGGTGCTGCTGGTCCTACTATTGCAGATACAGAGTTAAAGATGCAGAAAGTGAAAGACCTGTTAGACCAAATAGAGGATAATGACAAGTTCCCATTGAAGAATGCCAATGTAATACTTGATGGTCTGTTATCAGACAATCCTGACACTGACACTCTAAGAGAAAGACTATTGTCAGCTCCTCTTCCTTTCTTACAAGCTTTCTATACTCTTGGCTTGCAGAAGACAGAAGAAATGTTAGGGTCTTATTTCCCTCAATATACTGAATCATTCAGAGTTGTAATTGATGACCTTAGAGACATGACTAAGACTGGTAAGTTGAATGTAAAGACTATGAATAGTATTTATAATGACCTGCTTGCCTATATCATGTCAAAGAATGGATTCTTTGGTTCTGAATTGATTGTAAACCCTGACTCAGAAGTAGGTGATATTATTGTAACTTCCTCTGATAAGAGAAAGGATTTCATCAATAACTTCCCTGAATACTTCAAGAGAGTGGTTACAGATAATGAGGATATAGCTGACCTTGAATTTATTAAGAGACTCAAGGTAATTAGGGCAAATGACAGTAATCCTGTAGACACAGTAGTGTTTAAGAATGTAGGTCAATTAAGTCCTACTTTGAGAGAAAGATATATGAGGGATTGGGCATCTCTATTATATATGAATAACCCAGAAGCTCAGAAACTTGCTCTTAATCTATTCAGATATAGCTATTATAGAAATGGCTTTGCATTTGGACCTTCAACCTTCATCCATTTGGCACCTGTGGCAGTGAGAAATGCTATCCCAGAGTACATAAGTACATTGAGAACTCTCTTGTCATCAAGTGATGATTATAGTCAATTTGTAGACCAATATGTCTATAACCACTTGGATAATAGAAAGTTGGTTCCTGAAATCCCTGATACAGCCTCTGTCCAGTTCATAGGAGAGGATAATGAAGTTAAAGATGAAGTTACATTTGTAATTGATGATAATGCTACCTTTGGAGATAAGAAAGTTATCAAGAAAAGGATAGATACTCCTGATGGTCCTGCTTATGACTTCTTTAAGTATATAGGCAAGAGAATTAGAGGAAGTTATGTCTATTATAAGCTGGCTTCATTAGGTACTGAACAAACTAATGTTGCAACCTATGAAAGGATTGAGCCATTAGGTTTCAGAAACAGCTTCATTGAATATGAGTATGGCAAGGATGTGGAAGAGATGGAAACTGTAATTGATAAGAACAGGAAAGATTATGACCCTTATGCAGATACATTGTCAAGATTTGACCTTGGAGATGCTGAGGTTGATTATGACTCTATGCCTGATTATCAAGATATGCCTCAGGAGTATTGGGATTCTATTCCAGAAGTAGATACTTCAGCTCCTAAGGCTGATGATGTAACAGCTATTCAGCCTAATACAGAGTATAAGGAT